ATGGATAAGATGCAAAGAGCAGACGGTGCTAAGTTACTCGCTAAATTTTGTCGTAAGGTTTCTAATGTTATTCCGGTTAATAAAAATATTGTTATTGGTATTACCCATTTAATGGGCAATCCAACCGGATATGGTGCAGAATTTAAAGAAAAGAGTGGTCAGGCTATTGCTTATCAAACAGATATCAAGTTGAGAGCAAAAACATTCAAGCCTTGGACATTAAGTGCCGATAGTACACAAATAGGACAAGAGATTGAGTGGCAAGTGATATGCTCTTCGTTAGGACCACCGGGCGGAAACATTACTAGTTATATTCGATATGGTCAGGGGGTTGACAAATACATGGAAGCTATTACACTAGCTTCTGATATGGGCATCATCCACAAAGGAGGCGCTTGGTACACTCTAACCGCTTTAGAAGATAAGCCTAAATTTCAAGGAGCAGAAAAAGTGAGGCAATATCTATTGCAAAATACTGATGCCTATAGCGGTCTTGTAAAGTCGATCAAAGAAATAATGGGAGTTAAATGCTGATTAAAGACCTAGATGGTAATAGTCATAATTGGTTATTAACTGGTAATATGGCTAAAGGAAAAATTGTTAATAGATCATCATATCATTTAACTGCTAGAGCTTCTATTATTAGTATATTCCCAACACTACAAGTATTAGAAGAAGTACCAATTCCATTACGTAAAAGTGAAACGCTGTATCTAGACTTTTATTTGCCTCTGAAAAAGATATGCTTTGAAGTTCACGGTGAACAACATTATAAATTTATACCATTCTATCATACTACTGTTTTAAACTTTCTTAAGGCTCAAAAACGAGATAAACAAAAACAAGAGTGGTGCGAATTGAATAGTATTCAATATATTCCATTGTCTTATAATGAGTCCAAAGAAGTATGGAGAGAAAAGATAAACAATGCTTAAAACATCAAAAGAAGAAATAAAATATTGGGATGATATTCTTGATGAATATGAGAAATCGGTAGGATTGCCGTCTTACAAAGACGATAGTATGTCATCTGATGAGCTTAATCAATATTTGACCATGAATAGAGACTCAATAGAAAAACTAGGGCCAGAAGACTGCGCCCAAATAGCGTATCGACTAGCACAATATTCTTTTCATATTCAAAGAACCATTAATAGAGAAATTGCAAGATATAATTGGGCAGATGAGACTATTAAAGAAACTATAGCAGACGAAATTAATAATTATAAAGGATATGGTTATGTAGAGAAGTCTGGACAGGCTATTAAACATAATGATAAGGCTCAGTCATTGAATAGTATAAAGAAGTACGCTAAACAAAGATCCGACAGATTGTCTTATTTAGCTAATGGTATTAAAAATCTATCAGATATAATCCTATCTGTACAAAAAACAAAGGTGAAACATGGGTCTTGATAATGATGATATCAAAGCTCTAATAGCTATTCTACAAAAGGGACTTTCTGATGAAGATACATCAGAATCCGCTCCGGTTAAACGCACTACCAAGCCAAAGGCTGTGGTCGCCAAGCCTAAAGTTAGAAAAACAACTAATAAATTTGAAAAAATGGCTGAATTCAATATGTGCAAAGAAGATGTGGAAATAGACAGAAAGATTAGAAAACCACCGCCATCAGCTAGAACTAGAGCATTTGATCTTGTAAAAGTACAGTGTCGTGTTTGTGGAAAAAAAGAAAAAGTTGCACCATCACTAGTCGAGTCTAATGATAGATATAAGTGCAACAAGTGTTCAACAGGAGCGGGTTGATGATTTTGTGTGATCCTGCCGCGGAAAGAGCGGTATTAGCTGGTATTTGTACATATGGTGAAAACGCTTATTTAGACGTTGCCGATATTGTACAAGAAAGTTCTTTCACTATTGATAGTAATAGTATTATTTTTAAGTGTGTCAAAACACTTTGTGAAAATAATCAGAATACTATTGATATAGCATCGATATATTCTGTTGCTCAAGAGTTGGGTGTTTCTAATATTCTATCAAAGAAAGAAGAGACACAACACCTAAAGGCTATTATGGATTTTCCAGTTAGCCTAGATAATGTTCGAAAGTTCGCTGCTAAAATTCGCAAGCTAGAAATAGCCAGATTATTACGCAAGCAGTTGGAAACAACTCAGGACAAAATTCTAGAGATTACTGGAAATGAGCCAATAGCATCAATCATTGGAATAGCAGAAGATAGTATTTTTAATTTTACATCTCTGTTAAACGATGCTGATGATAAGCCTGTATCTATAGGCTCTGATATAGAAGAATATGTCAAAAATCTTGAAGAAAATAAAACAGATCAAGTTGGTATTCCAACCGGCTTTCCTATCTATGATCAGGCTATAGGTGGTGGTTTACGTAAGGGAACAATCAATGTCATCGGAGCTAGACCCAAAACCGGTAAAACTTTGTTATCAGACAACATGGGTTTCCATATTGCGAATAAATTAGGTTTGCCAGTACTCAATATGGATACAGAAATGAACAAGGAAGATCATATCAATAGAGTACTTGCTATGATGACAGAAATAGAAATTAATAGCATTGAAACTGGTAAATTCGCGGAATCACCAGATAAAAAGAATAAGATCAATAATGCTGCTAAGTCTTTAAAGGATACAAAACTATTTTACAAAACTATCGCCGGCAAACCATTTGAAGATCAATTGGCAATCATGCGACGATGGTTAGTTAAAGAGGTTGGATTAAATGATGACGGAACAGCAAAAGACTGTGTTATATTTTATGATTATCTCAAATTAATGGATAGTGCTGGTATAAATCAAGATTTAAAAGAATATCAAGTTCTTGGATTCATGATGACTAGTTTGCATAATTTCGCGGTAAGATACAAGGTGCCTATTGTTGCGTTTATACAGTTAAATCGTGACGGTATCACAAAAGAAAGCACAGACTCAGCAAGCGGATCTGATAGAATTATTTGGCTATGTAGTAATTTTAGTATCTTCAAGCGTAAAAGCGATGAAGAAATTGCAGAAGATGGTCCAGATAATGGTAATAGAAAACTACTACCCCTAGTAAGCCGCCACGGCGGAGGTCTTGATGACAACGACTATATCAATTGCAATATGAAGGGATGGTGTGCTAAAATTACAGAAGGTAAAACACATCTTGAAATTAAAAACAATTCTAAATCTGAGAGCGAGGGCTTCGTAGTCGATGACGATGACAATGACCAAATCCCATTTGAATGATCAGGCAAAACTAAAAATAGTATGTGATGAAGTTTGTGATAACATCGAAACACTGCTAGATTCTTTTGGTTTAGATTATAAGTTCAATAATAAGATGATTACAATGCCATGTCCAATTCATGGTGGAGATAATGCATCCGCACTTAATCTATATCCAGAAGGAGATAGTTATAGAGGAAATTGGAAATGCAGAACACACAACTGCGAAAAGGTTTTTAAAGGCTCTGTTATAGGCTTTATTAGAGGAGTAATATCTAATCAGAAATATAATTGGAAAGAATCTGGTGATGAAACATGCTCTTTTAAAGAAGCTGTACAATATGCTACCTCCTTTATTAATAAAGATCTAAGTAGCATTAAAATTAGTCGAAAAGACAGAGAAAAGAAACAGTTTACTGCTGTAATAGGATATCTAAATAAAGAACAAACAAAATCACTATCCAAAGTCACCAGACAACAAATTGTTAAGTCTTTAAATATTCCAGCACAATATTATTTAGATCGTCAATATTCTAAAGATATTTTGATCAAGTACGATGTTGGTATGTGTGAAAAAGAAGGCAAAGAAATGTACAACAGGATAGTTGTGCCTATTTATGATAATGATCATCAATATATGGTTGGCTGTACTGGTCGTAGTACTTATGAAAAATGTCCTTTATGTAAAGGCTTTCATAATCAATCCAATAGTTGTCCAGATAAGGATAATGTTTGGAAGTTTTCAAAATGGAAACACAACGCTGATTTTAAAAGTCAAAACCACCTTTACAACTTCTGGTTTGCTAAAGAACATATACTAAAATCAGGAATTGCTATCATAGTTGAAAGTCCCGGTAATGTATGGAGACTAGAAGAAAATGGTATACACAATAGTGTAGCAATGTTTGGATCTTCTCTTAGCGACAGACAGAAAATTTTATTAGATTCTTCTGGTGCTATGAGTCTTATTGTTCTAGCGGATAACGATGAGGCTGGACGTAAAGCAGCGGATCAAATTAAACATAAGTGTCAAAATACTTATCGTATATTTATACCACCAATTAGTGCGTCAGATGTTGGAGATATGACATCAGAACAAATTAATAATGAAATTAAGACCTATTTAGAAAGAATATCATGACTAGAATAGTAGCATTTGCTGGACGCAAACAGTCTGGTAAAACCACATGCTCAGAAGCGGTATTGAGAGTGTCTCCACCATTAAATGCTAAAATTTATAATTTTGCAGATCCTTTGAAAAAAGATGTCTGTATGAATATTTTTGGTTTGTCTTATCAACAGTGTTACGGCGATGATATAGATAAGAATACTTCCACAGGATTGATGTGGGAAGGTAAAGACTTAACCGCAAGAGAGGTTATGCAATTTGTTGGCACTGATATTTTTAGAAAAATGAAAAACGACGTTTGGGCATCGGCCACCATTAATAAAATATCTATAGAAAAACCAGACATAGCAATTATTGCTGATTGTCGTTTTCCTAATGAGGTTCAGGCAGTTAAGGATGCTGGTGGTACTGTTATAAAACTCACTCGCAATCCTTATAATTCAGACCATGCTAGTGAAACAGCGTTAGACGTATCAAATTATGATCATTCCAACTTTGATCTGGTTTTAGATAATAATAATATTAATATTGAGGAACAGACTTCGTTTGTGATACATTTCCTGGCTCAGAAAGGATTATTCCAATTATAATTACATATTTAAGAAGCAGTTCATATGGCACACACAGTATGTGCCCTATGCAATACTTTATAGAATATAATTTAGGTCTTAGATCACCATCAAATAAGAAAGCTGATAAAGGAACTATTTGTCATAAGGTACTAGAAATTTTAGCCCATATTAAATTATGCACTCAGAATAACCAAACTATTTATGTTGACGATATTATCGGCGATGTTGATATTAATAAGTATAATTTGACTCATATTACTGAACAGGTTTATAAGTATTACACGAGCCAGTTTAAACATCATGTATGGGAAAACAAAGACTATAAAGACTGCCTCCTATGGGTAAATAAAGCAATCACAGACCACAATGGTGACTTTGATCCTCGCAACAGAGACATACTACAGCCAGAGCAGCATTTTGATATCGTGATAAATAAACCTTGGGCTTATTATAAGTATAAGACTAAAAACGAAGATTTAGAAGGTAATTTAGCCATAAAAGGAACAATTGATCTTATTACCAAAGTCAATGATGACACTATAGAAATCATAGACTGGAAAACTGGCCGTCGTTTGGACTGGGCGACTGGAGAAGAAAAAACTTTGGCAAAGTTGCAGAATGATCCACAACTCAGAATTTATCATTATGCTGTGAGTGCATTATATCCAAATATGTCTCATATTATCTTTACTATTAATTTTATAAATGATGGTGGGGCTTTCAGTGTTTGTTACGATAAATCCGATCTGCCTAAAACAGAAGATATGATTAGACAAAAGTTTGAAACAATAAAAAACACTAAAGTTCCTCAGTTAAATAAAAGTTGGAAGTGCAATAAACTATGTCACTTTGGAAAAACAACTTTTGAAAATGGTCATATTCTTCCAATATTAGAATATAGAGATAATCAGCTGTGTAAAGTAGACACAACAATGACCAAATGTGAACAAGTTAAACACGATATTGAACTGAAGGGTATAGAAAATGTAATTGACACTTACACGATGCCCGGTTATACTGTTGGTAAGTACAAGGCACCCGGAAGCGCAGAATGAACTATATACCTTTACATTGTCATTCAATGTTTAGTCTGTTGGATGGACTCTCTAAACCAGAACAAATGGCAGAACGATGTTTAGAAATTGGAGCATCTGCCTGTGCCTTAACTGATCACGGTAATATCGCCGGGTCTGTTAAATTTTATACTGCTATGAAAAAGGCTGGTATCAAACCTATTCTTGGGTGTGAGCTTTATATTTGTGAACAAGATCCATCTATTAAAGAAAAAGATAATAGAAATCTAAGTCATTTTATAGTATTAGCAAAAAATTATCAAGGATGGAAAGACTTAATTAAAATAGTCTCTTCTTCGAATAAACCAGACTTCTACTATCACAAAGCAAGACTAGACTTGAAAACATTAGGTAGTCTTAATAGTGGTAATTTAATAGCTATTACTGGTCACCTAGGATCAACATTAGCAGACAATATTCTTGATAACTATAATCTCAAAGAAGATTGGCTAGCTTTAGGCATTAAGCATGTATCGTATATAAAAGAACTTTTTAACGACCATGTGTTTCTTGAGGCTCAGCTAATGGATTGTAATAATCTACCAGTACAAAAAATATTAACGGATGCTATTCGTAAAATTGGACAAGCCACAAACACCAAGATTATCTGTACCCCAGATGCCCATTACGCATCAAAAGAAGATGCTGTTGATCAAAGAATCCTGCTTTGCAACAATCTGAAAACTACATTTCCTGACATTAGCCGTAAGATAAGTAATGACGAAGATGTTCCCATGGGGTGTTTTTTTACATCTGATAATTATCATATATTATCTCAAGAAGAAATTAAAGAACTTCATACAGATGAGGAAATAACAAACACCAATATTGTAGCAGATATGGTGGAAGATTATGATATATTAAGCAAGCCAAAACTGCCTCCATTTAATTGTCCAGAAGGATATAATCCTGATGAGTATTTAAGAGAGTTGTGTAGAACGGGGTGGAGAGAAAAGATTACTAATATCATACGACAAGAGGATCAAAAGCCATATTTAGATAGAATCAAATATGAACTGGAGGTTTTACAGGGTGCTGGGCTTAGCAGTTACTTTTTAATTGTACAAGATATTGTGAATTATGTTAGACAAAACCATTGGCTTCCTGGGCCTGGACGCGGAAGCGCTGCTGGGTGTTTGGTTTCTTATTTAATTGGTATTACTAGTATTGATCCTATTAAGTATAATTTATTCTTTGATAGATTTTATAATTCTGGACGTAATACTAAAGATCGTATTAGTATGCCAGATATTGATGTGGATGTTCCTATTAATAAAAGAGAAATCATTATAGAATATATTAAACAAAAATACGGATACGATAAAGTATCTCAAATGGTAACATTTAATACTATTAAAGGCAGAGGCGCTCTTAAAGATGTATTAAGAGTCTACGGCAATGTGTCTTTTGAAGAAATGAATAAGATTACTAAAAATATACCAGACGAAGCCAAAATTGCCGATGAACTTCAAGAAATGAAAGAAGAAACCGGAGAATCATCAATTATTCGTTGGGCATTAGAGAACAATGCAGAAAAACTTAAAGAGTGGTGCTATATTGACGATAATAACGAATTACAGGGGCCGTTGGCAAAAAGATTCGAGCAGGCTATTAGACTTGAAGGAACAAAGTCCAATCAATCAAAACACGCTGCTGGTATCGCCATTAGTGCTGAACCTTTAAGTGAGATTTGTCCTATGGTTTATGATAGTAAAAATCAACAACTAATTGCCGGTATGGAAATGCAAGATCTAGAAAGTATCGGAATTATTAAATTCGATATTTTAGGTGTTGCTATGTTAGATAAAATTATGACAATTACTGACCTATTACAAGAAGGAGTGGTATTATGACCAAACAGTTTCAAGATCTATCAGATGGACAGGTTTTTACTCTAAATGGTTTACAATTTAAGAAAACAGCCCTTCTAAAGATTAGCTGTTGTCGTTCGATTAATGCAGAAGAATCAACAAATGCCAATAATCGTATTTTTGTAAATCCTAATCAGGAAGTAGAAGTAGATGATCAACTATAATAAAATTTGTGTTTTTGACTTTGAGACAGACGGTTGTGATCCGACAGTGTGTAGTCCTGTACAGATTGCTGCTGTTATGATAGATCCTATTCATTTAGAGATTATAGATGGTTCAGAGTTTAATATCAACTTTAAACCTGAAGTTTTAGAGAACAATGATAACTATAAATATGAAACAGATATTTTGGATTTTCATTCAAAAGTAAAAGCATGTAGTCAGGATGAGATATTAAAATCTTGGTATCAATATCCTAAGCAAGATCATGCATGGAAATTATTTGTGAACTATCTTGATAAATATCATACAAGAAGTTCTAAAAAGAGTCAGTTTAGCGCCCCTATCGCCGCTGGATACAATATTTATAGATTCGATCTACCAATTGTTGATCGACTTAGCAAGAAATATGGAAATGTTAATAAGGAAAACAGAACAGACATATTTTTTCCACGAGATGTTGTAGATGCGATGAATCTAGTTTTTTATTGGTTTGAACATAACAATGACTTAAAGAGTTATACTCTAGATACTCTTAGAGATTATTTTGGTATTGATAAAGACGGAGCGCATGATGCTATTAAGGACGTTAAAGATACCGCCGAAATTATTATCAGATTTATGAAACTACATCGTAATTTAGGACAGAAAATCAAATTTAAGAACGCTTTTGCAACAACAAATGACTAAAAAATTTCAGTATCCGTGTGGTTGCAGTTTTGATATTGATCAAAATAATGGTGTAACCAAAGTTAATTTTAATCCAAAGATTGAAGATATCAGTCTTGATTGTTCCAGAACATGGGAATTAATCTCAGATGGAAATACTAAAGGGTGTTTTCAGTTGGAGTCACGACTAGGACGGTCTATGGCTAAAAAATTAAAGCCAGAAAATATAGAGCAATTATCTGCTTTAATTAGCATTATGAGACCAGGATGTTTGGAGGCTGTTCGTGATGGTAAAACAGTTAGTAATCATTATATAGACAAAAAGAATGGTCTAGAGTCTGTAGATTATTTCCATAAGTCATTAGAGCCTGTTTTAAAAAATACCTATGGCGAAATGGTATATCAAGAACAGGCGATGGAGATTACCAAGGCTATTGCAGGATTTGATCTTCAAGAAGCAGATATGTTAAGAAAAGCTATTGGTAAAAAGAAACCAGAAGAAATGGCCAAGGTTAAATCAAGATTTTTAGAAGGCACAAAACATCTTGGTATAGTAACAAACGATGAGGCAGAACAGATATTCGGATGGATTGAAAAGAGTCAAAGATATTCATTTAATAAGTCCCATAGTGTTAGTTATGCTATAAACGCATATCTATCCGCATATGCTAAGGCACACTTTCCAAAAATATTTTTTGCATCTTACTTGAGATTCGCAAAAGACAAAATAGATCCTCAAGCAGAAATTAAAGAATTAGTACAAAACGCAAATGAGATGGATGTGCTTGTCAAAACCCCCGATCTGCGTAATATGAATGAATTCTTTATATTAAAAAATAATAGTATATACTTTGGTTTAACAGACATTAAGGGGGTTGGAAAGTCGGTTTTTGATAAGCTTACAAATATATCTAGTACCATAGATCTAAATAAAATAAGCTGGTTGGAATTATTATTTAAAATTCTAAACAATATCAACTCAACTGCGGCTAAAGCCTTAATTCAGAGTGGGGCGACCAACTTTATTAACAAAACTAGAAATAGTATGCTTTTTGAATATAATCTAATTAGTGAATTAACAAAAAAAGAAGTAGAGCATATACTTAATAACTTAAATAGTTTTGATACTTTGCAACAGTCTCTAGAATATTTGCTAACGCTGCCAAAGATTAATAAAAATCGGAAAAAAAATATAGAGGATACAATATATTCATTATTAAGTCCTCCGTATTCGCTAGAAGATACGGCCGAATGGCTAGCAGATTCTGAGGATACATTATTAGGCTGTTCGATTACATGCTCTAAGCTTGATATGTATGATATCAGTATGACAAATATAACATGTAAAGAACTTAAAACCACATTATCCAAAGATAATCTAATTTTGGGTGGAGAAATTGATTTTATAAATATTACAAAAACCAAAACCGGTAAAACTAAAGGGGCGGAAATGGCTTTTGTTACAATGACTGATAGCACTGGCACAATAGACTCTATTGTCTTTTTTCCCGAAAAGTATAAAGAATATAAAAATCTATTATTTCAAGGAAATATTATTATCGTAAAGGGCGGAAAGTCCAAAAATGGCGATGGACTGATTATAGAAAAAGCATATGTGGCTCGTACTTGACACAGGACGGCCACATTTTATAATATGGTAGTTTGGTACATTTGGGTTTTTAACTTTTAAAGGAGCGATTATGAATATTGTAATGCTAAGGGGTAATCTAGCTAGGGATCCGGAACTACGTAAGGTTGGAGACAAGCAAACGTCTGTTGTTAATTTTACCGTAGCAACTTCTAGAGAGTTTACAAAGGCTGACGGATCACAAGACAAGATTACATCTTTTATTCAGTGTGAGGCATGGGATAGCGGAGCCGACGCTATTGCTTCATCGTTCAAGAAGGGTGATCTTGTGATGGTTGAAGGTTCTTTAAGGAATGATAGCTGGGAAAAGGATGGCGTAAAGCATAGTACTCTTAAGGTAAGAGTTAATAACTTCGCCAAGATTCAAAAGACCAAGCGATCTGAAAAGAGTCTAGAAGCAGAACCGGTAGCGTTCTAAAGGGAAGTCCATGGGAATCTCTAGTACTATAATGGTGCTAGAGATTTTCCTTGGATAATATTTATAATATGAAAAAAAGAATTTTAGTGGTTAATGATGCTAGCTTTTTAAATACTGGATATGGTATTTACGGCAAGGAGTTATTAACACGACTACATAACAGCAATAAGTTTGAAGTAGCAGAACTAGGCTGCTATGCCGATACAACTAATCCTAAGATTAAAAATATTCCATGGAAATTCTATCCTAATGCTGTATCGTCAAACGATAATAGGCTACAACAATATAGAGCGAATGCTTTAAATCAGTTTGGACTATGGAGATTTAATAGGTGTGTGGCAGATTTTAAACCGCATATCGTATTTGATGTTCGTGATTATTGGATGTTTTCATATCAAGAAACTAGCCCATACAAGAAATATTTCAATTGGGTTATAATGCCCGCCACAGATTCTGCACCACCAAAAACAGAATGGCTATATACTTTTTGTAATGCTGATATGGTTGTACCATATACAGAATGGGCAAAAAAAACACTAAAATTATCGTGTGGAAATCAGATAAATCTATTTCCTAAAATTGCAAATGCTGGTATTAATCCTACAGAATTCTATCCTTTAGATAATAAATCAGAACATAAAAAGAAATATTTTGGTCAGGATTTACATATCATAGGCACAGTTATGCGTAATCAAAGGCGCAAACTGCTTCCTGACCTAATGATAGCATTTAAAAAATATCTAGAAGTTCTAAAGCAGTCTAATAATAAGGAACTAGCTGATAAAACATATCTTTATTTGCACACATCATATCCAGAGGATAGTGGTTGGGATATACCTTCGTTGTTATTAGAGTACGGGATCGCTGATAAAACATATTTTACATATCATTGTAGAAATTGTCATGGCTGGTTTCCGGCCAAGTTTCAGCAAAGCATAACAGTATGTAAACATTGTAATAGCAAAGCAGCGTGTATTGCTAGTCCAGTAAATGGTATTAGTACCGAACAACTCAATCAGGTATATAATCTTTTTGATATCTTTATGCAATATGCTATATGCGAAGGCTTTGGAATGCCGCAAATCGAAGCAGCAGCCTGTGGATTAACTCTTGCTTCTGTAGATTATAGTGCAATGACTGAGATTATAGATAATTTAGGTGGTTATAAAATTCCAGTATCTCGTACGTTTAGAGAGATGGAAACAAATGCTGATAGAGTTTATCCAGATATTGATAAAACTGTAGCTATTATGTATGATTTCTTTGTCAATCTATCTCATGAAGATCGTGTGGCCAATGGATTGTCAACAAGAGAAAAGTGCATATCACACTACACATGGGATAACGTGTACAAAGTATGGGAAGAATGCTTTGACAGTATTAATACCAACAACAAACTATCATGGAACTCTCCGGCTGTACAACAAACGAACCATACGTTAAAAGTACCTAAAGAATTAACAGATAAAGAATTTATACAATTTATTTGTATGAATGTTATAAATGATACAACACTATTAAATACATCCCATATCCAATCATTAATCAAAGATTCTGTTAGTGGTATGGTTGCTAGACCAGGATCTATAGTTTCTATTGATCGTAATTATTTAGTAGAGAAGCTAGAATCATACTTAAATAATAAAATTATGTGTGAAAAAATGAGAATTGAACCTCAATCTATCATAAAAGAGGATTTTATTAAATAATGATAAATGATCAAGTACATAGTATTCATACTCCATGCAAGCAGTGTGTTTTTGCTAAGTATGATAATATCACACAGACGGGTTGTCATCTCGACTATATTAACAAGTATCGTACATCTGGTATTCAAATACTAGAAGCTTATGATGATGATAAAGAGTTTTATATTATCAACGATAAAAAGTGCATAGGATATAGAGAAAATAAATGGTTCGATCAATTTGATTTGGCCAATTCCCCCATAGAAGATAAAATTAATCACTATAAACAAAATAATAAGTTACATTATTTAGTTATAGTTAATATGAAGAATTTCTCCGCTGATCAACTAGTAGATTTTTTTACAGAATTAACACGAACTGATATTCGACCACAAAAGATTATTCTGATCAGATACAGAGACCCATCGGCTAATTTAAGCTATGAAACCATAGAATCTATTATTAACGACTCTAAAGTAGGTTGCTCTTGGCGTATTCAAACAATGCTTGATGATTCTATTTCTTATGAAGAGATATTACATAATACTACTACTGTTAATCAAAAATATAGATTTATAATGTCTATTTCAGAACCAACGCCAAACTTTGCTTATTTGATAGATTATACCAATGATATAGTCTATGAAAAGCTTGAACAGTTTGGGGTGGTATCGAATCCATCTAAAACAGCGATTATATATAGTGGTGGGGTTTATAGGTTTGGAATTGCTCATAATGAAAATATACTAAATCAATACGATAAATACGATACACTATGAACTGTATTATACTTGGTGATAAATTTCAAAAACGCATGAAGTCTAAAGGATGCGTTGGTCTAATCAAAGTTAATAATAAAAGCATAATACAAAATCAATATAAAATTATTAAACAGGTATTTCCCAAAGCAAATGTAGTTTATGTATATGGTTTTGAACATAAAAGATTTCAATCGTTTTTATCAAATAAGACCAGTGGCTTAGATAATCTTACTAGTATATATAATCATAGTTTTGAAAAATACAATAATGCTTATAGTATATCTTTAGTCGATGATTTTTTAAACGATGACTGTATGATATTTTTTGGCGATCTTATTTTATCTAGAAAAACTTTTGATAAATTTATGCCACAAAATGGCTCGCAAATATTTATTAATCAAAAAAATAAAAATAGGCTTGGTTGTGTGATTAATAATTCTAAAATAGAAAATATAGCTTATGATTTAGATAACTATTTATCAGAAATTTATTTTCTTACTAAAAACCATTCGATCATGATAAAGGATTTGTTAAAAAATAAAATTAATCATAATTGTTTTATATTTGAGATTATAAATAAACTTATAGATATGGATCAAACTATTAGTCCACTATTTTCTGAAAACATATCATCATTAACACTTTTATCAAATAGGATGCAGTATGAATAATTCTTTTGGAATATTTGCAGAAAATCTAGAACAAAGCAAAGACCTAATTTGTGAACTAGCCAATCAATGTAAAAAAATAGGAGACACTGTATTATTTACAGATAGTATACAGAGCAACGAATTTACTGACTATGCTATTTTTCCATCTTTTTATATGAGATTTTTTCAGGGTGTTATTATCTTTTTAAATATAGAAGATCATACTCAACACAAAGATATTATTATCGGTAAACCTATGTTATATCTAACTGAACAAATGCTTAAAGAAAATAAAATAGACGGATCAATGATTAATAAATCAGAAATATTTTCAGCATCTGGAGGATATTCATGAATTACAACGAACTATCTGATAAACAAAAAAAAGAACTATTAATTAATGAATATGAGATTAATAATCATAGTTTCAGAGAAATAGCCATATCACATGGTACTTATGCTAATAAAATAAGAAGAGATGCTATAAAGTTTAATATTAATATCAAAGATAAAAGTCAAGCACAAAAAAACGCTATATCTAGTGGCAAAGTAGATCATCCAACAAAGGGCAAAAGTAGATCAGAAGAAGTAAAAGAAAAAATTGGTTTATCAGTAATGAAGGCGTGGGATGAACTTGATGAACAAACATTAATCCAACGTAAAGAAAAAGCTCGTCAAAACTGGGAAAGCCTACCAGACGATATCAAAAATAATATCTTAAGAGAAGCTAATATAGCAGTAAGACAGGCTAGTAAAACCGGCTCGAAACTAGAAAAATTTATTTTCAAAGCGCTATTGAAAGATGGCTATCGTGTAGAATTTCATAAAGAACAAACTCTATCAAATACCAAGTTGCAAATAGACCTGTTTCTGCCTACTTTAAATACAGCAATCGAGATTGATGGATTGTCTCACTTTGAGCCGGTGTGGGGTCATGATACCCTAGCCAGAAATCAAGGATACGACAATAAGAAAACAGGACTCATGCTAGGTAAAGGTTTGGTTTTAATTAGAATCAAACAAGTAAAAGACTTCTCTCCAAGTAGAGCCAAAGTATTGTATAATGATTTAAAGATAATATTACAAAATATACAAACAAAATTTCCTGATACAGACAATAGAAATATTATAATAGGAGACTGATATAATGGGAAGACCAAAGAAGGAAACAACAGAAACCGTGAACGAAACAACATCTGTGGAAATTGACACAAATAACAAACCTGTAACACCCAATGATTTGGAATGGACTGATCATGTTTTGAGCTTATTAAGCGACGATGAGAAAATTGCCGGTAATCCAACAACAGATGGTTTAAGGCGTATTTTTGAAATTGCTTTGAACTGTGTTGTAGTAAATGCAGAATCACAGGTTGTACAATCTCCGTCTGTGGATAATGAGAGAAGAGCTACTGTTGTTCATACTCTTACGTATTGTATTGATGACTGTGATAAGGTAAGCAGTATGAGAACTGTTAGTGGTGCTGCGGATGTTTACTGGGGTAATTGCGACAAGATATATAGAAACCATCCGGTTGCGGTAGCAGAGACTAGGGCCGAAGGCCGAGCTTTAAGACGAGCACTTAAGTTGCGTAAGGTAGTAGCGGCGGAAGAATTAGCTAAAGATATTGATACTAGTCATTTAGAAGAGAATAATATTGGTAAAATTAATAGTACTCAAATTAATTTCTTTGAAGTATTTGGTAAGCGGCTAAATATTAATATTCATAAACTATTAGAAAAACTTGCTGTGGACCATAAAAATATCTATAATATGTCGTATGACAATGCGGTAAAGACCATTACCACACTGTCTAGTTATCAACAAACTAATGATATACCTCAAGATATTATTGGGTATGATCCAAACTGGAAATAGGGAGTAAATTATGAAAGTCAAATATAAGGTTGGAGATAGATTAGAGTTTGAATTAGAAGGTTCTGGTCAAAAAGAAATCTTTAAAGAACTAGCGCTTATACAAGAAATTTTTGCTGAAGAAAAGTGCGGATTATGTAGTAGCGCCAACCTTAGATTTGTTGTTCGTAATGTTGAAGGAAATGATTATTACGAATTAAGATGTGCTGATTGTGGTGGTATACTAGCATTTGGTCAACACAAAAAGGGTGGCACATTATTTCCAAAGCGCAAGGATGACGATGGTAATTATCTACCAAATAAGGGTTGGCATAAGTGGAATAAAGACTCTAAAGGCTAAAAGATGAGTCCACTATATTTATATAATGGCCAACTATTAATTGAAAATGGTGCTTTAGCATCAAGTATTAATTGTTGTTGTAGTGGATGCTCTGGTCCGTGCCCGAATGGCAACGAGTGTGCGCCAGGTTGTGTATGCGTTAGCGGAGAGTGTGTTTCTAATCCGTGTAATTGTAACTGTTATGAAGTCTCTGTGAATGGGAAGTGGGGAATCGGCAATGACGCTTACTCCGATCCGAACAACGAAGAATGGAGCAGCGGTTTCGTGTACAACTGCGGCTCCGGTGGTGCTTCGTACCTGAAACTGGATTATCCCGTCAGGGTTGGAATCATCACTATCAACATCAATGGGTCGCAGGCGGTTGTTTATCAAGGCGGCGACACGGGCTGCGCTTTTATGAGTTACCAATGGCCTAACGCCACGTTGACTTTTAACTCATCCGGATGTCCAAACGGAATCAATCTCGGTGAACCGACCTTTACATGTACCCCCATCCCCGATGACGTAGGTTGCAACCCGATTTACGGCGACTGGGGCGGCACTAACGAGGAGATTTGCCAGAAGGCTCAGCAGTTCCTTGATGATCACGCGCCCACCATCAGCTTTCGCGGGTGCAGTGGCGCTTGCTGCACTTGCCCTGGCTCGATTCATCCCTACGACCACGCCAGCAACGAGTATCTTGGGCCGTACTACTGGGAGACTGAGGCAGAGGCCAACTCAGCGGCCGATGATGTGGTTGGTTTCTGCGAGGAGCTGAAAAGCGCCTTAGATGACAACGGGTACTGCGGAGCGACCGTTAACATCGTATTTCCGAGGGTGTACGAGTGGACGGCCTTTTTCTACGACCCGCCCCAAACAGTTTGGTCTCTGGTGACGGATTTTGCGTCCGTGACTGCGGTGTGCTGCGGAACTGAGGAAGGGGAGCTAATCGGACCCAAGTGGCCCGGCACGGACTTCTATATCTTCGGCAACATCCTGCCGTGCGTACCGGACGAAGTAACGAGAATTTGCGTTGATGGCGCGAGCGCAGCCAATTGCTCTGATTGCAGCACCTTCCTCGCTGATGAGACATGCGGTAACGGCGCTTGCGGGGAGAACCCGCTACCATGATCGCCTGCCAACTCAAACACCTTGTAGCCCGCTGCCATCAGCGTGGCTACACTCTAGAAGAAGTTAGACCATGTATTGTAAGTCAAGATGGAGACGAAATTATTGTTGATGAAAATCATCCATTATATCCAAAAGAATCTAAATTTAGTCCTATATCACAACAAATAATTAAAACGGGAGCAGGAACAGAGCTTAAAAAACTTTTGGGAAAGATTGGTATTAAAGCTTCACCAAGTTGTTCATGTAATAAAAGAGCAATAGTTATGGATAATAATGGAATAGAGTGGTGTGAAAATAATATTGATACTATCATAGGATGGCTAAAAGAAGAAGCAACAAAAAGAAAACTACCATTTATTGATATGGCAGGAAGAATGTTAGTAAAAAAAGCTATTAGTAACGCTAAAAAAAATGCACAATAATATATCTTTTGTAACTGGTATATGGGATTTGGGACGGGATTCTGCCGCTAGTGGCTGGAATAGAACGTTTCAACATTATATAGATAATTTCATTAGACTATTAACCGAAATGAAAGATTATAATCTTATAGTCTTTATTGATCCATCTATAGAACATATAGTATGGGAACACAGAGATAGAAAAAATACTGTTGTTTATCATCATTCCAAAGATAAGTTTAATGGTAATTTCTTTCCATTCTTTGATCAAGTCCAAAAAATTCGTAATGACCCACAGTGGTATGGTCAGGCGGGCTGGTTAAAAGACAGCACTCAAGGATCATTAGAGTATTATAATCCAATGGTTATGAGCAAAATGTTCTTGCTCAATAATGCTAGATTATTTAATCCATTCAATAGTGATCACTATTATTGGATTGATGGTGGTATTACCAACACTCTTAGTCTAGGTTATTTCAATAATTCTGTTGTAATAAATAATTTAATTAACTTATCTAAAAAGTTTCTATTTATTTGTTTTCCATATGAAACCAATTCTGAGATTCATGGTTTTAATATAGAGGCAATGAAAAAATTTAGCAATAGCGACACCGTGAATAGGGTGGCTCGCGGAGGATTTTTCGGAGGACACAAAAACTATATTCATCAAGCAAACGGACTATACTATCAACTATTGCATAATTCTCTACATGAAGGTTTTATGGGGACCGAAGAGAGTATTTTTACAATAATGACATATTTACAACCAGAAACGTACCACCACGAAATGATAAATGGTGACGGATTAGTATACACGTTTTTTGAAAAATTACAGGAAAAAGCTTATATAGCAAATAATTCTAAAGGAGTTAATCTATATATAAATACTTTTCAGTCTCCATCTCAGTTGCAGATGTTATTAGACTCATTCGAAAAATATGAATCATCATTACTACAAAATACAAATAAAATTTTAATAAATAATACCCCCGACACCGATAAAAATACAGAACTATTTAAACACTATGACAATATTTGTGCAAAATACCAATTCACGCAAATAAAAAATGGAAACATGGGTATTTGTGGATCTAGACAATGGTGTGCTGAACACTTTCAAGACTCAGATGCTGAATATATGTTATTTTTTGAAGATGATATGTTATTAGATTTTAATGGTAATTGTCCGTTTGGTTTTAATAAGAATGTCGAAAATTTATTAGAAACCATTATTGAGATAATGAATAAAGAGAAATATGATTTTCTAAAATTAAGCTTTAGCGAATTCTATGGACACAATGGAGATCAGTGGAGTTGGCATAATGTTCCACAGAATCAAAAGATACAATATTTTGGTGAATTAGTTAATAGGCCGCCTACAAAATTCAATAATATCAAATCTTTAAACAACACACCATATGCCGATGGTGAGATTTACTATAGTAACTGGCCACATATTATAAGCAAAGAAGGCAACAAACGTTGCTTCTTGGATACAAAATGGGCTCATCCTTTTGAGCAAACTTGGATGAGTCATTTATATACTTTGGCACATAATAGTATTATTAGACCAGCAATACTTTTAGCTAGTCCTATAACACATAATCGTGAACATCACTACCTTGCATCAGAAAGAAAAGAAAACTAAGGATAAATAATGTCAGCAGAAAATACTATTTTTATTCAAATAGCCGCTTATAGAGATCCGCAACTTTTACCAACCTTACGAGACGCTATAGATAAAGCAAAATTTCCAGAAAACTTAAGATTTGGTATATCGTGGCAGCATTGTGAAAATGATAGTTGGGATAATTTGGATAATTATAAGAATGATTCTAGATTTAAAATAATAGATATAGATTATCGAGATAGTAAAGGTGTCTGTTGGGCTAGAAATTTAGTACAAAATCTTTATCAGGGAGAAGCTTACACTTTACAATTAGATAGTCATCATAGGTTTGTGGAAAACTGGGATACTACATTAATAGAAACTCTAACTAATCTGCAAAAAGAAGGATATCCAAAACCACTAATTACTGCTTATGTTCCTAGTTTTGATCCGGACAACGATCCAGAAAAACGAGTAATAGAACCATGGAAAATGACCTTTGATAGATTTATTCCCGAAGGTGCTGTGTTCACATTACCAGCATCATATAATCCACAAATTGATGATGTTAGCAAACCATTACCAGCAAGATTTTATAGTGCGCACTTTGCTTTTAGCGTAGGAGCATTTGCTAAAGAAGTACAACACGATCCAGAATACTATTTTCATGGAGAAGAAATTAATATTGCTGTTAGGGCTTTTACTCATGGATATGATTTATTTTATCCGAATACCATAGTATGCTGGCATGAATATACGAGAAAAGGACGAACTAAACAATGGGACGATGATAAAACCTGGGGTCAAAAAAATACTCATTGTCATTCTAGAAATAGAAAATTATTTGGTATGGACGGAGAAATTAACGATATTGATTTTGGTAAATATGGATTTGGTAATACGAGAACGCTAAAACAATACGAAAAATACTCCGGATTATGTTTTAGCAACAGATGCATTACTCAGGATGTTATTGATCATATACCTCCTAAACTTTCTAATATGGAAATATCAGATGAGGAATTTGAATCAAAACTAATACCAATTTTTAAACATTGTATAGATATTGGCTATAATCAAGTAGAAGAAAATGATTATGATTTTTGGTGTGTAGCATTCAAAGACCAAAACGGTAATGATATTTATAGACAAGATGCTGATGAGAACGAAATTGGAATCATGAAAAATGATCCCGATGGATACTGCAAGATATGGCGAACATTTAGAACACAGATTCAACCACAAAGTTGGATAGTATGGCCCCATAGTAAATCAAAGGGCTGGGCTGATCCTATTACTGGAAATATATGATATGGCTATTATTATAGAGTATGATCAGGCAACAGGACTAGGTGATCAATATGCGAGTATATATAGTCTATATGGAGTATATCAAAAACTCAAACATAACACTAATTCTTCAATTATAGTATATTGTAATTCAAAAATAAGCCATTATTTTGGCAATAATATGCCAGGACTTGAATTTTATAGTAAAATTTTTGATTATTCTTTTTTAGATCAAATTTATTTCAATCAAAGTATTCCATCGTGTTTTGTACATAAAAAATATTGGCATAATAACTATTTTAGTTTCTATAGTGACAATAATATAGATGATCAATTGTTGAATAGTATTGATTTTGAATACATGGGACACACAACACTGTATAACAAAGATAATTCATATAATCCTCTAAATATTCAACCGTTAATAAATAAAGATTTACTATATAATAATATTGTTGATCCATTTATAGTATTTCATTTGAGATTTCATGATTCATGGAATGAAAATACAGACCCGGCTGAATTTTATAGAGTATATAAAAATATTCAATCTATAATAGAAACAAGATATTCTAAACATAGAATAGTAATAGGCGGTAGAAATGGACTGGATCCAATATTAAAAAAAGTTGCATGTAAATATATCATTAAAACAGAGCAACACACCGATAATATCTATAACGATGTAATATCTTATGCTAAAGATATGGTTTTATACTCATATGCAGATAAAATTTTTGCATATTGTTATTGGCAAAGTAATTTTATAACATATTCTATATTGCATAATCAAAAGCAAAAAACATATAAAAATTTAATAGAAAAAATATAAAAGTTTTCAATGAGCTACATATACTGCACAATAGCTATTGGTAAAAAATATCTAGATATAGCTATTGAATTTGCTAAGGAATTAAATAATAAATCGAATACGCACAAAGTATTGATAGTAACTGATGAAGAATCACTCGATATCCCAAATACTTATTTCATACCATTTGATAAAAATAATGTAACTTTTATACAAAATATATTTAACTATAATTTAAAATACATTCCGATGATGGAGTGTTCAAAATTATATTATAATTTTATTATCTTTATTGATGCTGATTGGCGATTACATGAACTATATAAAGAAGAAAAAATATTAGAATTTTTAGATAAGTTTGATAAAAGCGAATATGATTTCATATTTGAAAGACCACATACTATTGGAGTCCATAAATATAATAAAGCCACCTGTTTTTGGAAACATAAAATAGAACCATACAAACTATTGCAAACAAGAAAATATGATGATGCCCATGTTGTTAATGAACAATTCATGGTCTTTAAAAATAATGATAAATTTAAAATATTTTGTGATAGATGGAAAGAAAGAAATGATTTTGGTATTCAAAATAATATTTGGGCATTTGCCGAAGGGATTGAAATAGGTATGTCTGCTATTGATGCTAATATGACAATGAATTGGCAACTTATGAGATCTTTGAAACAATGTTTTAGATTTCAAAACAATACTGGAATATCTTTTGAAAGATTTTGATAATGAAAATTTTAAATATACGTCATGCTTTTGCTGACCATGGAAAATACTATCCAACAAGTTTTTTTCAAAAACTATATGATAGGCTATTAATAGAATATCCAGATTATGAATTTATAATTGATAATAGTCCTGATTATGAAAATCATGGACAAGGATCTGTATATAGTTGTTTGAATTTTTCTATTATTAATCCAGATAATAAATATATACTAGTATCTTTTTTTGATAATTGGCGCTATCATTTTATGAAACATATGGGATGGCGACCAGAACTAATGACACAATTTCTATATCCAGGAGGTTTTAACTATGCTGAATATTTTTATTTCAAACATTTAGAAAGAGATAATACTGATATATTATGTCCGAGCAACATAAATAAAATTTATCAATCTTTTTACTATCCAACATATAATGTATCGGACGAAGCATATGTATCAGAACTATACGAATCTAGGAATATAAGAACAGCCATACCAGAACTATACTTTCATGGCTGCTTATGGGATTTTAGACAAACAATGATGGATGGATTAGATGATAGTTCTATTTATGTTTCAGATAAACATGGAAGAAATTTAGATTATAACTTATACCTAAATTACATGAGCCACTATCGTTGCGCATTAAGTCTACCGGGCGGAACTGAAATTTGTAATAGAGATATAGAGTGTTTTAGTATAGGCGTACCAATCATAAGACCAACATTATCTATTAATTTTGAGGATCCATTAATTCCTAACTATCATTATATTAGTTGCTATGATAATTGTAAATATTGGGACGGATACCCCTCCTACCTATCATATAAAGACTTTCAAGAATCTTTGAAAGACTGCTGGAGCAGAGTAAAGAACAACCTTGAGTATCTTGAATTTGTAGCTAATAATGCTAGGCAGTGGTATCTAAGAAATTGCACAATAGATAATAATATCAAATATATAATCTCTAAAATAGATCTGGAGACTTTAAATGGTTAGCGGTGGTTTTGCATATGGACACTTATTTATAAGTCAACATCCCGACGCTCAAAAAATTTTCACAGATTTATTTGATGTGGTAAGGCCATCCAGAATATTGGAAATTGGTACGTTTCATGGTGGTCTAACATTGATGCTAAGAGACTGTTTAGACAATATGGGCTTATCCGGCTCGGTCATTAGAACGTACGATATTTTGGAGCAAGAATTTTTAAAACCATTAGTTAAAGGTAGGTTGGTGGAAGTCTATACAAAAAATCTATTTAATGATAGTTATACTGGTTTTATAAATGAAGAGGCTGAGAATGAAGTAAAATCTTTTATTCAGCAAGATGGGGTGACGGTGGTTCTATGTGATGGAGGATGTAAAAAGTGCGAATATGGCCTATTAGCACCGCTGCTCAAAAATCAAGATATTATTATGGCCCATGATTATTGTCCAAATAAGGACTACTTTAATGAATATATGAAAGATAAAATATGGGACTGGTGTGAAATTGAAGATAAAGATATCGATATTATTAGTAAAGACTATAATCTAGTTTCTTTTCATCAAGATAAATTATTATCCATAGCCTGGAATTGCAGAATTAAAAATGATTAAAGAACTATGTGTGGTTGGCCATCCATCTAAATTAGGTGGCGCAGACACAGAGCTGGAGCATCAGATAAGGCTTTGGAGAGAGATGGGTGTGGATGTATATCTTTGTCACACCTCTGGATTTGATAATCGGGCCAATATAATGAAAGAACAAATGCTTTCTATTGGATGTAAATATATTCCATCAAAATCATGGAAAGATCTAAAAGATTTTCATGTGATATCTTTTTGTAATGGTCAATTTTTAGCTAATATAGAAGAAATAAAAAAATATGCAAAATCAACCACATTTGTTAACTGCATGACTTGGAATTTTGAAAAAGAACTTAAAGCACACGAAAAGGGGTTGATAGACTTTTTCTTATATCAAACACAACATCAGTTCGATAAAGGTAGTATTAAATTAAAAACAATATCATCAACATATAATCCATTGTTTTTTAATCCATATTTTGATAATAGTGATTTTCCCTTTATAGAAAGAAAAAATAATGATTTCTTTAGATTTGGAAGAATATCTAGGGGAGATGCTGACAAATACAATAAACACCAGATATGGATTTGGGAAACAATGACAGCGCCAGTATTAAAAAGCGGTATTGTACTAGGATGGGATCATAGAGCAATGTGTAAGCTCGGAGGATTACCTTCTTATGTGAAAGGATATGAAGAAGGAGCGATTACTCAACAAGAATTCTATAAAGAGTGTGATGTTATTATTATGAGCACAGATACTTATGAAAATTTACCTAGAGTAGGTTTTGAAGCTATGAGTTCAGGATCGTTATTGGTTGTTGATGATAAAGGCGGATGGAAAGTTTTAGTAGAAAATGGAAAAACAGGATGGCTATGTAAAGATAATAAGGAATTTATTTATAAAGCATCTAGATCAGCATTCGAGATCGAAGAAACCCATAATATGAGAATATCTGCTAGAGAAAAATTATTAAATGAATGGGGTAAAGAAAACAGTATGAAATCATGGCAAAATATTTTTGATAAGTGGTCAAATATTTAATACTAAACTATGGACACTTAGAATTTGTTGGAGTAACAGTTGGTGTCACAGTTGGACTGATGGCTGGTGTGCCTGTTAAAGAAGGAGAGGGTGTTTTAGTTGGTGTTGGTAATGGTGTTTTAGTTGGGGTTGGTGTTATTGCTGCTGTAGCTGCTGGCGTTTTAGTTGGTGTTTGAGATACCCCGGGAGTTGATGCGGCCGTTTTAGTCGGTGTGCGTGTTGTAGTGTGTGTTGGAGTTCTTGTTGGAGTTTTGGTTGGGGTTTTAGTATATGTTGGTGTCGGGGTCAGGCTACTAGTTGCTGTTAAACTAACAGTTGCTCCTGGGGTTGCGGTTGGTGTTTTTGTTGGAGTTTTAGTTGGTGTTGCTGTTGGCGTTGGTGTAGGACTTGATCCAATGCTCTTACTAGGAGTAATACTAGGAGTAGGCGTAAGAGTTGATGATGCTGCTGGTGTTGATGTGTTAGATGGCGAAACGCCAGGAGTATTCATCGGTGTTTCTGAAACAACATATGGCGTTGTCCAATTATTACAAGACGGACAAGACTGAGTAAGCGCTGGCGTAGTTGTGGGCGTTGGTGATGGACCCGGAGAAGCTGTTAATGATGGCGTGACTGTTCTAGTAACGCTGACAGTGGGCGCTGGTGTTGTTGTTGCGGTTTTTGTTAGCGTTGGTGTTGGGGATGAACATATGGTCATATTATTCTCCAGATACTAATTTTTCCATCTTAATAGCTATTGCTGGTGCGGAACAATCTGCTGGAAGATTAAGTTTATTTTTTACAGAAATCATAGAGCCTTTTCGAATACCTTCGTCACAATAGTCTATACCGGCAGCATAATCTACTATTATTATACCTTCAGTACTATCAATACGACTATAGGTACCGTATACTGTTGGAGTAATTGGCTCCGGATGTCTTTGTAATACAATATATTTTTCTGTTGATGTATCAAAATATGCATATACTAATTCACCAATTTTATGTATTTTTCCTAATCTATCAACGATATTAATCATCACAGGAGCTTCGCGTTCCGGTTCATCTCCACCAGATGACGAAGATGGGCTTGGTGATGGTGTTGGGGTTGGTGTTGCTGTGGGTGTTGGGGTTGTGGTCGATGTTGGAGTTGGTGTTAGTGTGGGCGTGCTGGTTTGTGTGGCGGTGGGGGTTGGAGTAGGAGTACTAGTTTCTGTTGGTGTTGGAGTTGGTGCGCTGGATGAGCTACTATCACACGTAGTGGTACCTATGGTAATACTTCCGGTACTAACTACTCCTAAAATTTTAATAACAGCTGTAGTAAATACGAGACCACCACTTCCAAGGGTCACTCCTGTAATTACTGTTGTTGTTTGAGGCGCGCTGGGAGAAGGCGCTGGAGTATTAGTTGGTGTGGGAGTTGGAGTAGGCGTTACTGGGCAAAGACACTCAGCCTCGGAATCATATGGTCCACTAACAGCATTCTCAGCACCACGAAATAATGGATCATCAGATTTTTCACATATAAATTGCATATCGCCAAAGTCATCTGTTCCATTGGTAAAACAATACCATTTAATATTCTCTTCGGCATCACATGGTCCTATATTAACTAATATCCATTCATATTCTTTTTTACTAATTCCATCACCACAAGCCTTATCATCTCCATATTGTGCATTAACTTTAGAGCCTTCTTTATCAAATAGTTGTTTACCATATGGTATGATAACGCCTTTACCTTCACTATAGCACTTAACCGTATCTGTAATTTTAGCAACAACAATTTTATAGGATTGAGGACTTACCCATAAGCCTCTATCTCTATCAAAACGTAAATCAATAGGGGCTGCTGGCCAAGTTGATGGTTTCTTTAACCAGTCTTGTAAAAATTCATCTTTTAGGTATGTATTCTTAAAAGTTCCTTGTTTTGCAGCTTCTTCTGCATCTGAAGCATTTGGTACTGGTTTTCCATCTAAGTCATAACCCCAACTATGTAGTACTATTGGTCCTCTCATTGCGATAAAACGATAGTCATCAGCATACTTATCGTTATCGTCTGGTCTATACATATTAATAATGATACCACTATTAGGAACCTGATCGCCTCTACCAAGAATATCTATTGCGTGACCAGCACCTGGACCCTTATGATGATGTTCATCAGAACTAAAATTATTAGTAAGTGGATTATTATATTCCTGAGTAATTTCTAAATTATATTGTTCATGTATTAAATCTTTAGCACTACAATCTCCACTGACAGAAAATGGAGGCTGTGGAGAAATCGGGGATGATTTGTGTCCCTGTGGATTAAAAGTAGCATATCTAGGTAGTCCACCATCCCCCTTTAAAGATACTGGGCCGATCAAACCATCCCAACTCATATAAGCTTTTTTATCATACTCATATGTCATTTCATTAACACTTTTACTCAAAGTGTTCGTTCCAACAACTGTTCTTTGACTCTGGTTATCCTGTGACCCATCCCAATCGTACATTTCAGCCACTAAAACGCGTTGTAATGAAGCTTCTCTATTAGTGCCAGGTAATTTATTTTCTATTACGGATTGTCTTTTTGCATTTTGTATTTTACGACCAATCTTATTTTGAACAATTTGAGCAGATCGTAGGAATTTAAGTTGTTCTTGTCTGTTTTTGGCTATATCTTTAAATTTATCAATAAAATGTCTATTTAAACTACCAAACTTAGGAGTATATGTTTTGAATTCATAACTAGTTGTTACTCCGCCAGAACCAAAGGTAAAATTAATATTAGTAAGATTAGGACCACCAGCACCGGCTGTTGCTCCTAGACTAGCTAAATCGGGTAAGCCGGGTATTGTAACACTACCAGTTTCTGCTCTAGTTAAACCTATAGCAGATGATTCTACAATAGATGATCCAGCAGAGTTCATTGCTGCTGTGGATCCGAAAACCCAAGGACACAAGTCAGCATCTACTGCTACAGATGTACCTCCAGAACTATTTCCAAAATTTGATGATGCGTATGGCCCATACATCTTAACATTACTACGCATTGGCACTATAGCGGCAGATGGCATGACCGCCGCAGGTTGATATCCCATTTGATTCATACTATGAGAATCAACAGCATTTTGAACCTTTTGTAACCACTCTACATCTGCTCCGCACACAGTTTGTGGCTGAAAATTTCTAGCATTATTTTCATCAATATTACTACCATTAGGATCTTGAGGTTTTAATCCGGTAGTAGTAAATAGCAAAGATCTAATTAGATTGTTATATTCCTCACAAACCGTTTGAGAACACATATCACTAAACTTAATAACTATATTTGGTTCATTACGCCATATATAAATTTTTTCATCTACTTCAGCTTTAATCCAAGTAAGATTCCCAGCGGCCACAATCTCTTCATCAGATAGTTTAGAGATATCTAATTTTCCACAGTTAATACCGGCCATATGGTGTCCTTATGCTGTTGGGTTACTAGGTGGATTAATATCGCCAGTAAAACCATTAAAATCTTGTCCAATAGTATCTTCGCCTTCTGGTACACTACCGTTCACATTAAATAATGCAAAACAGGTTATTCTGCCATCGTCAGCTCTAAATAATCCTAATTCTGGATCTGTTAATCCTAAGACCGCAACACCATCATCTACCCAACCACCATCATTAGTAGGAACATCTGTAAAGATTTTTTCTCCAACGCTAGAATTTGGGTCTTGATAATAACAAACTAACTGGTTCAGTGGGGTAATGAATTGTTTGCCATAAAAGGTGTCTCCAAGATTTTTGATAAATGTCCATATCTTTTCTAGGTCTTCTAATACTTCTGGCTTATTAGCTTCCATATTAGCTCTATTGGGTTGATTAACAGCATCATTAACACCACGAGCCTTCTGTATCTGACCTTCTAGTGCTTTGTTAGCTTGATCCTCTTGTAATGCTGGCCAATTAGCTTTTACGGCTTGATTGAAAGTCCCTGCTATATCAGGATTCATAACTCTTTTTTTCCAAACATCCTGAGAAGCCATAGCAGCACGAATATCTAATTCGTGAATAGTATATGGTCCATTATTTGCTAGTGGTTTTTTTAATGTTAAATTTAAAGCATCTATTTTTTTACTAATCCAAAATCCACACTCATCATATTTATATGGAGTAACAGGAACATAAGCTCCATTTATAAAATCTTCACCAAAAAAATGATTAAATCTAGTCACTTTACTAAGATAGTGTTGTTTTTCTCCAAATAATACGCTTTTTGTAATTTCATTTCTTAGTTCTTGTCCATATGAAATTTCAGTAGCTGTTCCATCATATGAAGCTATAATATTTCCGAAACTTGACGGTGGAGATCTGAGATTAATTAATCCGATTGTAATAACATTACCAGGAGATAATGAAACAAAAAAATCATATCCTAATACATCACAAACATCTTGTAATAATTGTAATAGGCTAACAGATGGACCAGCAACTCTGTAATATTCTGGTAGTCCTTGTGGGAAAGATCCAAAGTTAATTGTATAGCTATATCCTGTTGGAGCATAAATGGCTGGATTCATACCATTTAAAGCTTCTACAATTTTTTGATAAGGCATACCCTTTTCATTACCACGCGATGATCCAAAGACATTGCAATTTCCCTGTAATACTTGGCTCTCATAATATGCATAAGCATTAAAATAATTAATGGCTTGTACAGGATTACCTAGGTATGAGTCTACTACAACTACGGTATTCTCTAGAAGTTGTCTTGGGTCGTTAATTTTTGCATTATAAGTACGTCCAGAACTGCCCTGACTATAAGACCATCCAGTAAGCACACCTCCAAAACTAAAACTTCCTGCTCGTAAATAAACCGGTGCGCCAACTATAACACCACCATTTTTTGGTAAAAAAGAATCTTGAGCTTCACAATCTTCAACAAGATCAACATTGAGACTGCTTTCTGTTGCTCCTAACCCCAGAGAGGAATTAAAAGACACTACTGTTGCTCCTAAAAATTTTATTGGTTGAGTAATTATGTCTGGCATATTAATTCCTTAAGAGCATCCTGATGTGCCACAAATGTATGTTAAGTTAATAGTAAAAGTTCCGTCTATTGGATTTTTAGTATACTGTTGTTGTGTTAAAATATGGTTGGCTCCGACGCTAGGTAATGGTATCGGCAAATATCCTGTTGCAAAACATCCTGGGTTCGCATTAGCGAATTCCGTAGCCAAAGATATGTTTGTTGGTTGTCCAGTTTCGCTTTCATCTCTTCCTGATATTGTAACAGATACTGTTTTAGCAGTAAAAGTTCCAAGTTCTTGAATAATCGGACAAGAACCACTATTTGGCCTATTAAATATTGCAATAACTTTTGTTGGATTAGTTGTTTGAATACTAATTTCATTATATTTTTTACCACAAGATGCATTACTACTATATTCTATAGAATAATTAATAGTACCACCAATATAGTCGTGTGTCAAGTTAAAAGAAACCGGATGAGGAGGATCTGGTACTGGGTCATCGTCAGATGGTGGAGCATCTAATTCATCTGTTGTTAGGCCAATAGCGCTTTTAAATGAGGATTTTAGATCTCTCTTACCACCACTACCAATTCCATTATTATAATCAGTACTATTATAAATTTTATCTAATACGCTTTTAGCATTATCATATTTTGTTAATGCATTACTATTAGATATTAAAAAAGAGCCTTGTGATGGTAATTGTAGCGGAACATTACTTTGTATAATACCACCCTCTATCATTCCTTCTAGAGTACCATTTATACTAATATTAGTAATAGGAGTATCACCATCATAAGACTTGTTAATGTTTTTATTTACTGTATGTTTAACTCCATCTCCTGTCCAAGAATTGTGTCCTTTTGTTGTCATAACAATAGCATTATATGTGGCAGAGAATGTTCCATCGGATTCTGATGCTTCACAGCTAATAATTTCATTATAAATTTTATAATTACTATCGCCAAGATTTGATAATAATCCACTAGAACTACTACCAGGAATATTTATATTAGATAAATTATCGCTACTGGTACAACCGTTTGCGTATGTGTTTTTTAACACTTCGTTTAACAAATTTGTCACTTGCTCGTATAGTCGATATTGTACAAAATTTTTAGCCTGTTCCCATGCTGGTAATAAGTTTGAGACTCCTGTTGCTTCATCTGTATAATCAAAAAAATGTTTGCCAGTTGCTGAAATAGAGTATTGAATATTAAAACTGTGATTGTTAATATTCATATTAGTACCCAAATCATTATTTTTTAGTATATCGTATGGTGTTGTATCATCAAAAGAAATATTCCAACTATCTTCAAAAGTTTTTAATTTAAACTTATTAATATCCACAATACCAGCGGTGCCGGGTGTGTGTGTTGTAGGATCAAGAAATAAAGATCCGCAATCTTCTGTGGAAGATCCAAAGTCTATCGAATTAAATTCAATTGTTGCAGTAAATGCTGCGTAGTCTCGCCAGTTATTAGGAGACTCATCAAAACTTAATGATCTTAGTAGACCACCCTTAGCTTTAAGAATAATAGCATCTGTATCACCATGTACTACCTGTAGAATATTACCATTTTGAGTGAGTATTTTACGTACTTTATGAATGTGATCAGAAACGGCACCCAAACCATATTGAGGCGATGCTGGAATAGTACCACCATATGCTAAATCTCTTAAATCTAATCCCGTTATACTTCCTGTTAATGTAACAATATATGAATAACCAATAATTGTGTCATTACTATATTGATATTCTAAACGAATAGACATGTCAGGGGCTGGTATTAGTCTATGATCAGCATCTATTGGACCATAATACATTTTTACATCTGGTGAATATGTAGTCATAATTATCCTTTAGAAGTATATTCTAGTGAAATACTAAATGATCCATCTATTTTATTAGAAGTATAATCTTCTCTTGTTTTAATATAAGCTTCGCTTTCTACTAATAAAGCATCAAACTGAGGAATATTAAATATAGGTAAAGCATTACAGATCGATGGTGGTACACAAGACTTGTTATCTTTTGATCGACCATCTATTGTAATAGTAATTATACGTGCTGTTTTCATATTTAATTTTTGAATAATTGGTCCATTTAGTCTTCCTGGTACAATAAATTCTTGAATTATTTCTACAGGATCATTTCTTACGATAGAAATATTTGTATATTTTAAATCTCTTGCTCTTGTATTTGAGGTTTCGTATGTGGCGGTATATGTGATACTTCCTTCATTATAATTGTGTTCTATAACATAAGATGATGGTAGTGGAAATCCTGATGCTCCTTTAATGAGCAACTCATCTTTTGACAAAGAAACTTGAGTTTTAAAAGTACCAAGTAAATCACTAGTACTTCCTATTGCAGTTGTAAAATGAGACAGAGCATTGCTGTATTTTGTTTCGCCGCCATCTGCTGTTGTGATAAACGATCCAGTAGCTGGTAATGTAAAGTTATTGCCTTTAAAGTATAAAAATCCACCCCTTATTAAACCTTGTACTGTGCCTTTTACTGTGATGGTTGCATTTGTTTTGGTATCGGTAGTAATATTGATATCTTTGGTATATGTGTGTGTAGCCGCGTTTGCTACTGGGGATAATGCTGGATTATTTTTTTTAACAATCGCAGTATAGGTTAAAGAAAAAGATCCTTCTGATTCTGATGTGGTGCATGATATCTGTTCATTGTATACATTATATGCTTGACCGCATCCGGCGCTAAATCCTTCTAATAAACCACCAGTAGACGCTAAATCATGAATAGCTGATAGATCTTTGGTAGCATCACACGCACTATCATTAGAGGTCTCTATTTGTAGGCATCCATTAATTAAACTTAAAACCTGATCGTGTAATCGTTTTTGTACAAATAATTTGGCTTGTTGCCATGCTGGTACTAAATTATTATTTACATAATAGTTTTTTCCGGTGGCTGATATTGTATATGAAACTTCAAATATATTATTATATGTTGTAGCATAATTATCATATATTCTATTATCAATAGTAAAAGACCATTTATCACTAAATTCTTTTATTTTATGATCAGCAATATCTATCAAATTATCATTAATTATAACTTGAGATGCGCCCTGATGAAAAATGCTACTAGAGCATGAGATCATCGCATTATTATCACATCCTATAAAATCAACCTCATTAAATTCAATCTCCACAACAAACGGAGCATAGTTTACCCAATGATTGTCTGATACATTAAACTCTATATTCTTTATCGTAGCGCCTTTGGCCTTTATAATAGTAGTACCACCTTGTTTAATATAAAGATCGCCACCATTAAAATTAAAAATTTCTCGGATATCACCCATATGCTCAACGGTTGGTTCTAATCCATAGTCAACAGAGCCAACATTTACTTCTTTCCGCAGAGCATTAGCATATCCATTGAGAGTTATAGTATACGTATATCCAATTGGATTATCATTACTATAATAAATTTCTGGACTAATAGTAACAGTTGGAGCCGGAGCAATCCTGTCTGTTGATGTTGGTGAAGCATTACCTTTGCAGTAATAAACTTCGGTTGTTGCTGAATATCCTGGCATAATATTTTTCCTTATTGTCCTTGTGAACTAGTTGCTCCACTAGAAGGCGAACCTATAGTAGCGCTAGACTTTACTTGACCACCAGTAGCGGTAGATACTTCGTCTCTTAGTGCTGCTAATTTTGGCTCTACTAGTGAGACAGCCAATTCTTTCATGCGTTTTTCTAGAGCCTCAAATGCTGCGGCTCCACTAATTTGAACATCTAATACATAGTTTCCAGTAAGTTCAATCTTAGGAGGTATAGTAGCCGCTACTGCTGATAGTTTATCAATATAAGTATTAAATGTACTAAAGGTAGAGGATAGCGAATCTAAAAATGCTTGAGCATTAGGATCAAGTTGAATTTGGAAACCGTTACCTCCAGCGGGACCGCCCGTTGTTGGCACTATATCATTATCTCTATTACGAGAACCAAATGTTACACTATATTGGTTACCAGTTTTTGGGTGTTCTAGTGTGGGTGAGAATAATGGGGCAACTTGCGGCGTTCCGGATGGTGTTTGTGTTGGTGCTGTTGCTGTAGCATTTTGTGTTTGATACAAATCCGGGAACATTCTACGAGCCACTTCTGGTCGATATCTTGATGCTGCGGCTTGACGGAGAGATAATTTTGATTGTTGATATTGGGTTAATGGCTTGCTCTCACCCTTTACTTGTGGAGCATCCCATCCAAACTCGGCTCCTATGTGTTCTTCTAATCCCCAGGGTTCTTTTTCTGCGGCAGTAAATAATCGTTTTCTCGTTAATGGATTTTGACTTAGTAAATAATCTTTGCGTTTTGGAGATTTGTCTGCTTCAGCAATATTCTTTAATTCGAAAGAGCTAGCACTAATAACACTATCGTCTGTTGGTAGTTTTTGTCCTAGTCTTTGTCGTTTTCTAGCTGCTATTAATTCTTGTTGAACAAAAGCTTTGCGTTCTGCTGTTGGAGCATAACCCTTTTCTGCTCTGGTTACTGCGTCTTCTCCTTCAACAAATGTTTGTTTAGCATTAAGCAACTGTAACTTAGAGGCTTGTGCATTGGCTTGTACTACAGCTTGAGGAGCAGCACCTTGAACAACTCTATTAGCGTTGTCTGGCTTTTGAGCCTCCGCCCCCTTCGTCATTTTCTCTTCAATTTGCTTTTGTATAGCGACTCTTTGAGCTTCAAATTGTGCTTTTTGAGCATTTAATCTATCTAATACTCCACCAGCTCCGGGTGCTGGTGGTGCTGGTAACACACCAACTGGGGCAGCAGCAGCAGCAGCAGCGGCTGCCGGTGGCACAGCACCACCCGGAGGAACCGCTACTGGTAAATTCTTAGGATTAGCAGCACCGGCATCGGCCCTAGCGTCAGCTAATGCTTGAATTAATATATTTGGAAAGTCTTTTGCCAAAAAGATCTGTAAATCAAGCATCGACTCTTGAATAATTAATGCCTGTTGTTTATTTAGTAATCCTAATATTTCATTCGCTTTAATTTGTTCATTAACAGCTTCTCTATATGCTATAACATTAGGATCTTCTTCAGATACTCGACCCCTTATTCTATTTAATGCTTCTTCAACTGTCATACCAAGCTTACCAACAAAATCTTGTCCTTGAAAACCCTGTGCTGATAAACTTTTCTCTAATAAGTCTGCTCTTAAATTAGCAAATTCTTGTGGTGAATATAATTCTTTTTGAGCATTTAATCCAGAAAAGGCTAATTGTCTATTCTCAGCATTCCTCATGAATTCTGGACCTTGAGCCTGAGCAGCAGCAAAAGCCGCAGACTCTCTATTCATCTGAAATAGTTCATCAAAACTTGATATGAAAACCTTTTCTAAGAAATTACCAAAACCTTCAACCTTTTGTTGTTCTTCTTGAATTTTTGCTAACGCATTAGCAGCTTTAGTACCGTCATTTGCTAATCTTTCTAATGCTTGGCGACCCTCGTCTAATGCTAGCTTATTTTTACCTAGCGCTGCCACATTGCTTAGATTAGCCGCTGCTATATCTGCTCTTTGTCTATTGCCAGCCGCATCAGAGCCCAATCCACTAGCTTTTTCAAGATTAGCCGCGTTTTCAGCTTCTAATCTAGCATTTTCTTGGCTAGTTCTCATCATGGCTAATCCAATAGCAGCAGGATCCATAGCTTGATTTGCTCTTAATCCACCAACATCACGAAGTCCTTTGGTAAGATCTTTAATTTCAAATTCAAAAGGTTCATTAAGTTGTCGTAGTGTTGGACTATTGCCTAAAGCTTTGGCCAAGTCTAATTCGGCATTTAATCTGATAACTCCAGCTTTACGCATGTATTCATTGGATCTACCCATAGCTTCATTATATTTATTTTGAAGATTGATAGATTCTTGAAGAGTATCATTATATGTTTTAGTTAATTTTTGCAGGAGCTGAGAGCCTTCTTGGGCTGTTTTAGATAATTCACTAATAACGGTTCCTTCTAACTCCTTAGTCAATTTATCAACATCAGTATCACTAGAAGACTCTATTAATCTATTCCCAACATCGTTTAAAACCTTAGAGATTTCTGGAGTTTCAATATTAATACCCTGTGCTTGAAATAGTCCAGTTAAATTACCTTTGATCTGATTTCTATTTGTAATATCTGTACTCTTCACAAGAGCCGGTAATTGATCAGCTAAAATTTTTGATGCTACCGCTTGATCTGCTAATGCTTTGGCTTCTGGACTACCACCAGCTAATCCAGCAACGCCACCAGCAGCAGCCCTGACCTCTTTAAAAGAAAACGCTGATAGATTTCCTAATACTTCTTCATTTTTTCTATCAACATCTTGAACTTTGGGAGCATTACTAAAATCATTAGTTCTAGCGTCTGTGGCTTTAATTAATCTTTCTAAGCTAGCAGCATACTTATCAGCATAAGCATTTGCTCTACGATAAATATCTAATGTTTTATCAATTTCTTTAACAATCTTTGCCGCCTCGTCAGCCCTTCGTTTTTCTATAATTTCGTTTTCTTTAGCGGCTAGGGCTACGCGAGAGTATTTCATTCTAATATCATCTAATTGACCATTAAGCTTCTTTTGTCTTTCTGGATTTGTTTCATTCACCAACTCTCGCCATTTAGCAATATATTCTGGACTAACTTGAGCTATTTGTTGTGTCAATATTCTGAATGTTTTAGGATCTATGCTAGCAGACACTTCATCAAGCGTTTTACCTGTTTTACCCATTGCTGCTTCTAAAATACGTGTAGCAGATTCTGACCCTGCTTTTTGAGTAGTCACAATCTCTGTGGCGGTCTTTGTTCTTAAGGATTCTTTTGAAAGATTTTTCTCCGCTTCTTGAGCGGCCAGAGATTTCAAATCTGCAAAAATATCAGCCATGCCAACATCAAGATTTTCTTTATTAGCATTAGGATTTTTAATGAACTGATCAAGTAATGTTGATATTGATTCACTAGATTTTTCGATCTTCGCTTGTCTTGTTTTTTCAGCAAATTCTTCTGCTGCCTTCTGAGCCTTAAAAAATCCTGTCACTAAACCAACGCCACCACCAATTATTGCTCCCATAGTGGTACCAAGAATAGGTACCATAGAACCTATTGTTGCACCAATAGCTCCATAGTTTAGAGCATCACCACCCATATTACTAATCATCCTACCGGATGTGGTAGATTCTCCACCACGCAATGAAGACAATCCTTCTATAGCCACTCCTCCAGCCGTTAATGCAACAAAACCACCCAATCCACCCATCCCGCCGCGACCACCCATTCTATCTCTAAATGCTTGGCCGCTTAATCCTTCTGCTCTTGCTGCTCTCGCTTGTCTCATCAAATTACGGCCAGCAGATCCTGATGGAATTAATCCAGTTTGTTGAACATTTCTAGAAGCAGTGGTTAAATTTTTAGTAACTCCAGCAATATTGGTACCAAGTTTTGTTACTGTGCTACTTAAAGAAGTAAAAGCCCTGATCAATACTGGCCCAAGTCGTGTTAAACCAGCAACAACGCCACCAGCAAAAAACTTTTGAACTCCACCACCATTAGCAAAAGTTTGCAAACCACCAACCATACCTCCCTTATTAAATCCACTTATTTTATCAGCCCTGTTGAGATTTTGTAGTTGTGATGATCCTATTTTTTTAGCAGCTTTTTTATTAATAACAAATTCGCCCGGAGTTAACATTGCTGGAACAGTATCTACATTACCACCCTTTGCATATTTAACAAAATTAACACCATCAAATTTACCTTTATTAATATCATTAATTATTTTAGTTGTTAGAGAATCAATAGCCTTACCTGTATTTGATCTTTTAGCATCTGCTTTTATTAATGTTGATAATCCTTCGCCAGAACTATCTGTAAACATATTTTTTAATGATTCTCTAGCAGAAGCTATCGACCCAGCTGGAAAATCAAAATTTGATTGAGCACCAGCTAATTTAGCTCCAGTAATAGATTGAATTAATCCTTCAAAAATAAAACCCTCTGTAGTTGCTTGAGCATTAGGGTCGTTCGCTATTCTTTTTGCTCCTTTGGTTGCTGCTTTTCTATCGACGCCTATAACAGAATTGCCTAATGTAGATAATGCTGGTTCAATTGATTTCATAACAGTATTATATAGTCCTTTGCGAGCATTTGAAGCAACAGTAGAAGCTACACTATTAGTTTCAAAATCATTTTTTCCAGGATAATAACCAGATATAGCACCAGAAATTGGAACAATCTTGCCTGCTACTGAAAGTTTACCCTTTTTAAGACCAGATCTAAGTCTTTTCTGAACTGCTTTAGGATCAAAATATTGTGCTACTTCGGGAACAGTATAATCAGCCGCATATAGTGCTTCTCGTGCAGACTGGGTGTTGAGAACCTTGCCATTCTTAATTATTTTACTAACATCAATTTTTTTTCTTTTATTATCGCTTTGTAGTCCTAAAAGTTTTTGTTGAGTTTTAATTTCTGCATTTGCAAGTGCTTGTGCTTTAGCATCATTAGCGGCGGGAGCAATACCTAACTGTTTAAGTGCTAAAGGATTTTTTATATTTCCCTGTCCTCTGATAGTAATAGGACTTCTATCTGGTCCTTCTTCTGGTCGTAGAAAAAATGCACCAATCTTGCTTGGATCAACTACTACACCACCTTGAGCATATCTACCAATTCTACCCGCTCTTGGACCTTTGGATCTCATAGCATCAAGAGCTGGTTGTTTATTGCCTCCTTGAGTAAAAATCATATTTTGTACTGGTATGCCAAACAATTGACTTAAATATTCTGGCACACCTCTTGTTCTGCGAGATTTACTAATAATACTAAGTTTACTAGGACTCAATTTACCAGAACGAATTGCTTCTTGTAATGATTTACCAAAACCTGTTAATGGTGATGATTTTATATCTTGTAATCTAGCCGTCTCATCGTTGAAATATCTATTCAAGACACTCGTCTTTGCACCAGAAGATGCTGCTTTTGAATATGCTTTATCTCCTATGGTTCTTTTTAATGTACGATCTATATCAATAGCTCCTCCACCAGCTCTAATTAATGCTTCTATTGCTGATGGTTTTGGCAATATCGCTCCACTCGTCTGCAAAATATCATCAACCATAGGAGCGCCTGCAATGCCACCCCTTGCAAAGCTTTTAACTCTACCACCACCCGCATATTTATTCATGCCGTGTAATTTATTTAATCCAATAGCACTAGCTGCTTTTTTCCTAATAACGAATTCTCCGGGTGTTAGCATTGCTGGTACTGTATCTCTACTACCAGATCCTGGTACTAAACCACCACTAGCAAATCTTCTTCCTCCACCCAGTCTTTGACCTAATCCTCTGGCGCCGCCAGCATCACCAAACGCTCCAGCAAAACCAGCTCCAAACTGTGTTAATGCAGATAGCCCTCTGATAGTTGCAAGAGCAGTCAATGCTGGGAGAACAATCTTAGCAGCATCTGCTAATTTAATAAGACCACTGGCCAATTGTAGAGATAAACTAATAAAACTTCTAAAACTATCGCTCTCACCTATACTACGTACTAGTGCTGTAAATTCTTCTCTAACTTTAGCTATTTGATTAGCAATAGAAAGTTGTGCTGTGGCAGCATCTTTGCTCAGTGAGGCTTGTCCAGTCTGGGCTGTTTTTAGGGCTTGTTGAGCAACAGCAAACTGTTGAATAAGAGGAATAACCTTACCAATCTGGCGGAATCCACCAAGTTCTTCAACGATTTGGCTAAACTGCAAATCTCTTGGGTCCAATCTACTCAAACCCTCACTTAATCTCTTGACTGCTTCGAATGGACCAACGAACTTACCCTCTAAATCAGTTAATGTTACTCCGAATTTTTCTAAAGCCTGAATAGTTTCTGCTCTTTGAACGCGGGTAAAAATAGTTCTTAAACCAGTAGCAATAGTCTCAGCGCTTTCACGAGTTGTGGCACGAACACTTGTGAAGATGGCCAAGAACTCATTGAGAGCATCTGTGCCTTCACTAACGCCCCTACTCGCTGTGGCAAACACACCACCGGTACGCTGAATAGCAACAATTAAGTCACTAGCTTCAACAGCAAACTGAGCAGCTACAGCATTAACACTACCTAGAGCAGATTCTAGATCTCCAGCACCAATCCCGAACTGTCTCATCAACGCAATACTACCTTCGACAGTTTGATTCATATCGTCGAATGATGGTGCTAAACTACTTTTTGCTAGAGCTTCAAGAGCTTTTCTAGTGTCTGCTGCACTAAGACCGGCCTGAGCAAGAGTAACAGCGACTGTTGTTAATTCTGATGAACTTACACCAAGAGATGTTGCAAGTTTTGTAATTTGATCAGCCAACCCTTGAAGCCCTTTAGCCGACTCACCTGTTACCTGTTGCAATCTAACAAACTCTTTATCGAAAGTAATAAAATCAGAGATACCTTGACGTAAGGCTCCAGTGAAAGCATATATGCTGCTAGTAACCACGGTAAAAGCAGCGAATCGTCTTACTGCTAAAGCAGACTGTCTACCAAACTCTTGCATTTGTGTGGCTGCTCTACCAGCATTATTTCCAACATTATTAATATTTTGAGTAGCATTATTCAAGCCCTGCTGTGTATTGCGTCCAATAACATTATTAAAGGATTGTCCCAAATTACGCAAAGCATCGCTTACAGAATTGGCGTTGGTGCTAGTGATTGATAAAGTACCATTAAGTGCTCTTAATGCAGTATTCATAGTTGTGATATTACGAATACTAGCTGGATTAATTCGAGGATTAATATTAATATCAACACTACCAAGCTGGCGACGAATATCAGCAACAACAGTTCTGATATTGGACGGTCCTCTTAAATTAATTTCTGCGGTAAGATTAAATGCTCTTGCCATAGTGATTAATTACTTTCTAAAAAAATATCCCCAGAGCAGTTTGAGCCGCTTGGGGATATATTAGTATATAACGTAGAATAACAATTAATTTGCTGATGAACTGCTAGAAGATGTTTCCTTAGTGGTGTTATCATTCCTATTCTCAGTATCCAGTATGATTGGTTGACCGTTTTCATCTAAAAACGGCTGGAAATCTAATAAATAATCACCCTGATTATCTACAGGATTACCGTCTTTATCAACGAACTCTCCCTTATCATTAACATATCTACCATTTTCATCTACTAATCGACCATCATCATCTACCAAATGACTATTTTTATTAATTAGTCTTAGTTGATCATCAACGAACTTATACTGCTTCAAAAATCTATTTTCTGGTAATTTTGATTCATAGTCATTTTCTAGACCATAAAGCATACCAGCCAAATTTTGAGCAGCCAATATCGCTACTGGATCGGATGACCTATTTAAATAATCTTCGTAATTCTTAAAATACTGCTCTTTAGTATCAGTATACACCGTGCAAGCAGAAACTAAGTAGTTAAATCTAGCATTATCTGCTTGTCCTTCAGCAGTATGGGTATCAAGATTAGTCTTAACTGCTATTAAATCGCGCAAATCATCTCTACTCTTTTTCATATTTAATGCGACTTTTTTAGCTTCTAAAATAGAAATACCACCCTTGGCCAATTTACGTTCACCTTCAAGAATATCGTTTTGTACTTTGGTAAATTGAGCTTGTTTGTTAGCATCCCACAAACCCTGTTCCATGAGCACATCATCTAGTTTGGCTCTAACAACAGCCTTAGCCTTTAATGCTTCACTAAAATTTTGATTATAAACTTTTGTAGCCTCTCTTTGATCTTGTAGAGATGGTGCTTTAACGAATAGTGAAACTTCCTTATCGTTGATAGTTGCGGAGAATGATCTTGTTAACATATTTAGTCCTCTTTCTTATTATTATTAAAACGATAGTTATATTTTAAGATATTACCAGCTGCTATATCAAGATCTGATATTGCTTTACGTAATTGATTATTGCCATTATTGAGTATTTGATTTCTTACAAAATCCCACCGATCCAAAAAATCCAATTCATTATCTGTTAGATCTTCTTCGTTTTTATCTTGACCCCAAAGATAACCAAATGTTTTTTCAAATTCAAATAATGCACCGATCATGGTTGTTTGAAATCTTTTACCTAGTATAGCTTTTTGAGTGGGGTCCATATTTTATTTCCTATTTTTAAATATTTCGTTACTTTGCTGCACAAGTGTTCTTTGTACATCTGGTAACTTGGTATTATCAATCATATCCGGATTAGACTGAATAACAGTATTTCTTTCCCTTATAATATGTCGTGATGTATTATCATTCAAGTTGTAAATATTATGGGCCTCTTCTTGTGAATTAGCCATTATAAATACTTCTCCAGCTTTATCTAATTTTTTCCCCTCTAACATTTTTTCTGTGCGGTTTTTATTTTTATTTTTTTCACTTTCTCTGCGTTGATGAATCATCCAGCCATCAAAAAGATCATCGTCTTCTATTACATTATCTGGTGGACATTCAGGATGTTCATAAGCACTATCATACATTTTTGTTAATACAACCAAAGTCTTTTGTTCATCTGTCCAATTAATTGTGGCTTTATCAAATAGATAATCTTTATTAGCCGACCAATAATTTCTCCACTGATCACTTCTAGCTATTATTCTATATGTTTTAATATCTATGGAGTCACCACCTATAAAATCAGATAGCCTTGTTAATAGATCATAGTCTACGTCGTTTTGGGATTTAAAGACTAAACTATTATTTTCATCATATAAACTATGAATTAATAGATATTGATTTTTTATAAGCTGACTATATCCGTATGCTGTGCATTGGTCTAAACTATGCCTAATAACAAACTGTCTATTATATGCAGCATTTATATTTGATAAAGTTTTACGTAGACTTTTAAGTTTAGCAGGATTTAAGAAATTCTTATATAGGTCTACTTTATTGTCTTCTATTTGTTTTTCAAGATTTTTAAGATTATCATCCCCATTGTATGTCCATAGACCCATCGTGACCAATGTATCAACGATGGAATCGTCGGTGATCCAGTCGTTGAATCTATTGTACTCACACTCTTGTTGAGCATATAGATCCGCTTCGTATTTAATAGTAATATCCGGATAAATTAATTTATATTTTTTACCACTGTATATAAAGAGGTAAAATCCAGATAGTATGCGCGATAGATATATTCCGACTGTTCTTGGATCCATAGTCCTGTGCAATTATTCCGTTGTCTTATAATACAAACCAGCCTAGGAACTAAGCTGGGGTATATGTGCTATTAGCAAGTTGACTGTAGAAGTTGCCACCGCTGTGTGCAACAACGAAGTCGTTAAATGTCTGATAGCTATATGTTACACTTACGTTACCGCCACCAGTATCACCACCTGTGTAGTTAACACTAGTAAGTTTACTCTTGGTGCCAAGATAAATTCTTGTGCCTTCGCAGGTTTCCAAGAAGATAGTTTGGTCAAGAAGATTATGGCGACCACTGCATTGTGGAGTATTAGCGTCTGCTACTGTTGTACCAGTAAGGCCAACATAATAACCACTTTCTGTAGCGTTGATCATATCTCCTGTCACAGCAACAACCTCAAATTCTGATGTTACTTCAACTGGGAATGTTACGTAACGATGATAAGGAGCGAATGTACCAAGTTCTTGGATTGCTTCACGACCAAAGTCACAACTTACTGTGATGTTTTGGAAGTGTACAGCAAATCCGCTACCGCCACCAAGAGCGTTATTTGTTCCGCTAGCACTAATGCCTGGAATTTGTGTTGGGAAACGGCAATTTGCCATGTTTAGGAACTGTCTACGAGCAACACCCTGAGCGGCGATTGGAGCATCTGTATTATTAAATGCTCCTGTGAGAGTACCACCCCATACCTTATTGTTACCAACTAATGTCACATCCTCTGTGAAATTACCATCTACTGGGAATGTATAGCTTACACTACTAACATACATACCAGAGCATGTTAATGCTGAAATAGATGTGCCGCTTGAACTAACGTTTGAATCATTAAAAACTGCGAGTTGCATATCGCAACGAGCGTTTTGGCGACCCGGAATTGTGGGATTAACAGAGGTTAAACCAGCACCAATACTAGATCCTTCTTCTGTAGCGATTACATAAACAATTGGATAACCATCTAGAACCTTGTTAAGAGTAACTTCAACATCAGGAACATTTTCAACGTTCTGATAAATGGCCAACTGTCCCATCTCGAACACTTGTTCTAGATTAAAATTTGTTGTGATACCAACAGTTTGAAGGCCGTGAACTGGTAACTTATCTGTGTTAAGTGTTCCAGCGGCTTGACCTAGTACAACCTGTTGAATTGCATAATAAATACGATTATTGGCCATAATTAATCTCCACTGTAATTTTAGATTTAAGTTAAATATGCCTATGGTGGTATATTGGTATTATTTAAGATACACTAAAGAAATAAAATCAACTTGAAATTATCTCAACCGTAGCTCGTGCCATCCCTTGATGAAAATTAGCATGAGGACTATCTATTTCAAAAAGGCTAATATTTTTAATAAAACATTTTCGCCAAGGATAAGTTTGTACTAAATTTGGATACATTAATGCTCCAGCTTTAATATCTCCATTATAATCTAGTGGATATGCTTCATTTTGAGCTAAAGCATTAGTATCATATAGTTGTAGTGTTGAATCTTGTTGAAGTCTAAGAATATCTAGTAATTTATTTCTATCATTTTTATTTTCTGCATATATATAAAAGCCTATGTCTTGTTCTAGCCATAATAAAGAATTGCCAATTTCATATGGTCGTGAACGAGATCTTGGAATTGACTCGATAACTATTGCTGGCAATTGAATTCTATGATTAGCACCAATAGACCATTCTCCATCTTCTGTTCTTTGTATATCAGCATTAGCAGTATTAAATGAGCTATATTGCAGAATACTGAACCACGGACTTTCTGAGGCTCTGTGGGTTTGAACAAATCTGTAACTATGCTCCACATCCACTGTTGATGATACTGATAGTGGAGTATTAAATACTACTCTTCCTAATGGATAATTAATAGTAAAATTACCAGACTTATTAACTGTTGTTGTTTCATTAATTAATGCGGATGTTATCTGTATTGGTGACGTTCCGCTATACGATGCTGATGATTCCCATACCCAATCTTTTCTTATTCCTTGCCACACACGACCATCTGTATATGCCGGATCATTTACAGAAATTAATCTATATGGATTATTTGTTCCATAAAGTGTAGCATTAGTTGTTTCAGCATCAAACCAAGAGCCAATATTTAGAAAAGACCAGTCAAAATACATTTTAAAATTAGCTTCTACTATATTTAGAAGAAGATCTTGTGATATATTTTCTATACCTTTAAAACATGTATTATAATTGCAATTACTCATGATTGAAATGCCTTATTAAGTAGGTTCTCTATATCATCGGTTACACTATCTATAGCTCTAGTGATCCAATTATCAGAAGCTGTTCCAGCGTATGTTGATGGTACTTTCCATGGTTTGTTGCTGGGTTTCATTAAAGCGTTGCCTGTTCTAGAATATTGATTTGGACCTATTACAACTTCATACTTATCAATAATAGTTTTATTTCCTTCTAATAATAACCATTCTAGCCAAGGTAAACTATATCCACGAGTAGAGTCTATTACCAAAGCATAGTCCGTATAAAGAACATCAGCATAATCAATTCTAATAGTATTAGCAGTAAATATAGCTTTAATTTTGTTACTAACTATTGTTGGTTTCATAGAAGAATATTGTATATTATCACACCATATATCTAATAAACCAGCTAACTTAACTCCAGGATCCGGAATACCAAATTCATATCTTAATTCTCCATTTAATAGCGATGAATATTCTGGACTATTAGTTAGCGAAGTTCTGATAATTTGAGGTAGTTGATTTTTAATTATACTAATACCATTATCCATATATTTTGTGACATCAGATAATAGCGCTTGTAATATTCTATTACTTATCTCTTCAGTATTTTCTATTAATTTTAAAGAGAATCTCATTTAATTTTAGGTTTGGCTTGGCGTTGGTGTGGGAGTTCTTGTTGGAGTAAAACTAATAGATGGTGTTAGTGATACTGTTCTGGTTAGTGTTGGGGTTCTCGTTAGGGTTGGAGTTATGCTTGGAGTCACACTAATAGTAGGAGTTGGTGGAGGACTATACAAACCAGTTTTTTTCCACATAGCAATTAAATATTTATTATCACCCAAACCTACTGGATTGGGTTCTGCGTATAGTTGAAACACAGGATTAGCATTACTAGTATGATAAATAACTGTCATATCTTTGCATCGTCGTATCTGCGATAGATAATCTTTACTACATATGGTTTGAATATATCCATCTGGATTGTCTAACTGTGGCGGTGGATTAATCCATTTTTTATAATCCCAGATAATTGCTAAATATCCGTTGTCTGTTTGAGATCTGCCAGTTGATCCAGACCCATTGCAATATGGACAAATTTTACCTAAAGTAAATGCGACAGGACCACCACTTTTATATTTACCAGAAGATTTTTTCAGATTAACATCATATATACAATTAGGACATAATTCAATATTAGTAATTCCATAGTTAAAAACACATTCTGTTGTTAGTCCGGTGGAAGCTAACAATAAATTTATTTGATTATTAAATATACTTTGTAAATTAGAAAAATCCGGATAGGCCATAATTTATCTCATGAATAGAAGTCATTGTTTCCAACATTTCGGAATGGTCCAGCATTAAGGTATCTTGGATCAAATTTATTATTAACGAATGGAGATAGAACAGCAGCCCATGCTGTGGCATTTTTAACATCCCAATGGCTGGTAAGTTCTTCATACATTGCACAAGCCCCATGATCTATAATAGCTTGCCATCCAGATAGCGATCCTCCAAAGCTGAGACTAGCAGGACCAAGAGCGGTACGAATACCCTCAAAAGCAGCTTTTGTTCGAAATGTTCCCTGATCAAAAATACAAGCGGCTTTAAGACCAATTAGACTTAAAAATATATCATCTCCATTGGTGGTTGGATCAGGACTAATATTAGGATTAATAATATCTATTTGATAAGGATAGTCTAAATTAACATCGAATTGCACATATTTTGAAGCAACTACTATAACCTGTTGCATACGCTCATCTGAGTACTCGTATGGCCAAGTAAGATCATTAATTAAAACACGAACAATGGTAGTAAGATGTTCTTGCCAGCTCATAGTTTGGCCTTTTTAAAGATGTTTATAGAATATTCCTAATATAGGAATACACCATAATATGATTGGTCTAATTATTTAGAAAGTATGCTTCTACCTGATTAATAGAGTTAATATCTGTGCATTTAAGCCTATTAATCGTCTCAACAGACACGGCATCCTCGTGTATCCACCAGTCTTCAAATGGACTATTTAAGTCTGGTGAGACATTAGGCACTACTAGAGTATATCCAAGTTGTTTGAGATAATCGCGTGATTTATCTCTATATGATCTTGTAATATCAACATAATAATCATGTTCATAGGTTATAACATTAAATTTATATTTATGAAAAGGTATAGATAGTAATGCTTCGTATGTGTTTCTAGGAGGCTCAATATCTAATTGTAAGTAATCAATAGTTGTTGTATCAGGAAAATATTTCCCTAATAGTTTTTCATAATTGATAATCAGAGCATCTATCGATAAAACAGGATTGTGTCTGTGTTCTCTATATTGCTTAATCCAGTTTTCATTATATTCTATGCCTATACCAGTCCACCCAAATTTTTGTTCAAGAAGCGCTGTGTTATTATTTTTGAATGGTTCTGACGATCCAATTTCTACATATGTGCCATTTGTTTTACCATTCAGAGCTGTTAATATAAACATATCTTGATATACTTGAGAATAGTTTTTGTCAATAGTATCTATACCATTAAAAGTAAATTTAAGTTTATTTTTAAAACTGTGATGATATGATCTTATAGCTTGAGACTCTGGACCGCTACCAAGTCTAGATAGATTATGTTCTAGTAAGTTTTTATAATAATCTGATAATTGATCCACATAATTATTTAATATATTACGATACAGCTGTCTGCATTCTTTTGGTTTGCCTATCCACCAACTGGCTGCGGCCTTTTGAAATAATAAACAATATATATCAGAAAAATCTATTTGTGAAATAAATAAGGATTTTTGCGTACAGTGTTCTAAAGCTATAGAAGAGTATGTATAAACATTTATCCAGTCTGATTTAGATTCATAGTGTTGAGTTAAGAAAAAATAAGCTTCCGGTTTTTGTGGACATAAACATATAGCTTGTTTTAATAAGCTTTCACAAGTAATACCCCTTCCGCCCAAATAATTATAGCATAAATATAAGCGAATTAAACACTCATATCTCAGATCAATATTTACTGTTTTTTCAGCGCATCTTAAATAGTATCCTGCTGCTGGACTATAGTGTTTCATATTTTCATAGAATGCTGCCATATTAAAATTAGCAGAATCATTTTCTGGATCATTAATATAGTCGTAAAGTTGTTTCATAGTTTTAATAATCTATTTATAGTAGATTTATTACACGCCAGTAGATAAGAAGCATTATCTTGAAAACCAAAGGTTATAAGGATTTGGTTATTATATTCTGTAATACCACAAGCAAATTCAATTTTACCGCCCATAAAATCAAACCTAGGAGAAACTTTCAATAGATTAAAATGTTTGTCCCACAGAGCAAATCTGTGTCTATAAGTCGCATTTTTACGACCAGCCTCACTCTGATATAGATCAACCTCGTGCAGCAAAGCTAGATAGTGATCTTCGTAAGGAATTACTTGGGAACCACCCCTAAGATCCCTTGTATTTAGTTGTTGATACTCTGTTAACACTATGGTTTCTGTTGTTTCACTGATCGGGTGATATTTGACAACCTCTGTCGGGTTGGTCCATTTAATATAAGTATAAGGCTGATCCATTACTGGCATCCAGTTTTTTTCACAATATGACTTGTCTGGTGCTGGTGCTGGTAATCTTTGTCGTGAAATTTCTTTCCAGTTATGATTATCACATACTATTTCTGATAATTCCATACGACCTTGACCATTAGTAGTAGTATCTCGTCGCACTCCGCTCAAAAATAATCTATCTTCCCAACAAATTAATCTAGCGTCTTCTAATCCTATAAATTCCCACAGTGGCTTTTGATCTAGTTGTGTTGTGTCAACTATAGAATTTATTATAATATTAAAAGTATTATCTAATTTACAAAGTATATTATGTGTTGCTAACACACTATGTTGTTCTGTATGAAGATAGCATAACGGCCCCCAAACATGCTCATTTACTCCATGCTCAGCATGATAAAGTGCATAATTAACATTACGGAGATTGACTAATAATTTTCCATTTAGATTTAAAATAGATGGATTAGTTAATGATGGACCAATGATCTTTTCAGAAGGAATTAACAGCGGAAAAATTTGTCCGCCGTCTAAAATAGCCTTTTGTGCAAAATTATCTATATCACTAATCATAAACTCTCCTTTTTTATAGTAGCAATTATAGGAGAATTGACAATTAAATATTTTCTTCCAGAATAACTGGTGTTTCTATAGTAGTATTATCTATCAAAGAATTTAAATAATTAACTACAATAAGATTTACTTCTTCCTGTGTTGGATAATGATTAAATTTAAAAAAACTGAGTAGTGTTGTAATCAATAACTACTCTTACTCTGTATTTCTCAGAAGGGTCTAAAAAACTTAAACTATTTTGTAATTGCTATAATTTAACCTCGTTTATTGTTGTGGCTGATAATAAAATTTCTTTAATTATCTCTATAGCTTCTAATTGTCTTTGTTTTGGAATGCCTTCGTGTTCACTAGTTTTAGATTCTGCTAGTTGTAAAACTATTTCACAAGCTTCATATAATAACATATAAAGTTCCTATTAATAGAATAATAAACATCTAAAGCATTCTAAATTAGAATGTCTATTTAGCCATAAATACTTAAGACCATCTGGAGTTTCGAAAATTTCCATTCTATTGCCAATGATAGCCGTACCAGCAATATAGGGGTATATTCCAGCGCCATGAATACTATTAGTTAATATATCTATATAATAACATCTTGTGGTTACTTCTTTAGTGAAATATACTCTGTCTCCACCGTCGTAAGCATACATACTTCCCGTAGTTAATGTTTCTGTTGTTGGTGTTGGGACCACAATGTCCCAGCTATCTTTAGCTATATTATACTCATCAAAACCCACTGCGGCGCCACCTCTAGCTGTAATTAAAAATAACCCCCTCTTATTTATATCAGAAGATCCATATATCCAATTTAAATTAATTCCAGCGCCTTTAATGGGAGTAGTAAGAATTGAATACACCGTGCTTGCGCTAGTCGGTGCTGTTGTAACAGCTGTGAACGTTAAAGTTGTGGTAGTATTTGAACTTATAGCAGTTTCCTGCGTGACGCCAGCACCCCCAACAAATTTTAATCTCTTACCAGCAAAATAATTTACAACCCAACCATTCATACTCATGGTGGTTGATGATACGCTTGTGGAGCTTGGCGTATTGACTTGATATGTTCCAGTATCTCCAGAGCCGGTAATGTAATCAAGAATAATAGTACCAGACGGTACATTAGTGCCGCTTATGGTTTGGCCGGGACCAAGAGAACCGCCGCTAGACTTAGCCGTAACGGTTAATACATTGCCAGATATTGAAGCAGTAAATGACGATGCTGCTACTTTAGTAGTATCTTGCAGTGTGGTGGTAGAATGTGTGCCAGTAGCTATACCACTGTCTGATGCTCCAAGTGCGGCTGGTTTAGATATAATATATTTAGTAGTTCCATTAGTTGGGGCGGTTGCCGTTGCGGTAAATGTCAAAGTGTTACTAGTATTTGATGCTATTCTAAAAGTTTGACCAGTTGGAGCATTGCTTAATGTTGTTGTCATATAACAAACATGTCCTGCCCACTCGTTGGTTGTCCAGCTTTTAGTAGAGTCTGTTAACGTTGTTGCGGACTGAGCGGTAAATGTTGCATTTGCCGTTGGAGTTCCAACCATAGTATAAGTATAGGTTGTTCCACTTGTGACAGTAATTGCGGCGGCAATATTATATAACGACGCATCACCACCCGTGGCTCCAGTGTGTGTAACTGAATATCCGGTCTTAAAATTATGATTAAGTGTGGTTGTTACTGTTGCAGTTGTGCCACTTCTTGTGGTAGTTGAAATTGAAATTGGCTTATCTTCCCCATATTGCGCCGCTCCAGACCTTGATACTCCACCGTCTAGTTTTTTATTGCCAGACCAAGTATCTTCTTCTGCGCAACTTGTATATAAGCAAGCCTGTGCGCCATATGTTGCGTAGAGTAAATCATTATCTCCTTGAATTTTATAAGTAGATGTATTGTCTGGGTTAATTTTAAATGACTGAGAAATAGATAATGTATTACTGGTATTACTTTTAATAATACGACTTTGACCAATACCAGTACCTCCAGTAATTACCACCCTATAGTTAGCCCATCTATTAGTTGACCAAGATTTTGAGCTATCTACTAAAGTTGTTGATGTGGCACTCGAAGCTGTCCCAGCATCAAAGCCTTCTATAATGTATCTTGATGTGCTGTTGGGTGCGGTTCCAGAGCTGGACCAAGTTAATGTGTCAGATGTGTTAGATACTATTTGTCTTAATTGTCCTTCGCCAGTGCCACTAAAAATTCTAACATAATAATTAGCAAATTCATTTGTATTCCAACTTTTTGTATTATCTACTAACGTGGTTATGGTTCCAGATGACGCGACTCCCTTTTCCCAAACGCTAGCATTTTCTGTTGTTCTTTCTAGCGAAAGGTCGGTTATAGTGACGTTAGAAATAACGTTAGTGGGCAATGTTCTATTATACCATATGTCTGCGGCAATATCATAATAAACTAGCCCGCCAGCAACGTTAGTTAATAAATAGATTCCACCAGACTGCACCACAAATCTTGATGTTTCGTCTGGATTAACAGCCCAATTAGAATCAACCGTTAAAGTTCCAGACTCAATTGAATAAAAGGCTTGGAATCCGGGGGATGCTGACACTGCCGCAACCAGCGGGGCCATAGCATCAACATTATTCTGTGTTAATTGATTAATATCTCCGAATGTGATACTAGTAGCGTCACTGTAAAGAATTTTACGAACCTGACCAATACCAGTACCGCCCGTAATTCTAACTTGATAGCCAACCCATTGATTAATTGCCCAGCTTTTTGTACTATCAGTAATACGCAGTAAGCTTGTGTTACTAGTTACGCCCGTAGCAACTCCAGCATCAGCGGTTACTGGGTCAGACACGGCTGTGATTGTTCTTTGTTGTCCAGCCCCTGTGCCGCTAATAATTTTAATATCAAATCCTTTTAATATTTCACCGCTTATAGTATCGGTGGTGATAGTACTTGATGTTGCTGAAATAGCTCTACCATAATGGCCTATAGCTCCGCCAAATTTCATAGATGTGGCAGTTGTTGTTGTTACTGGAGAACTTGCTAGCTGTAAATATGTATCCGTCCATGTGTCATATCTCCAAAAATTAGCTGTAGCAATAATATAATAAATATATCTACCATGATTTGGATGATATAAGCTATTATCAGAAGAACAAGCCGCAGAAACAGCACCAGATACTACTGGAGCAAATCGTAGCCATTCCCAAACTGGAAGATCAACTTGTGTTTTTAGAGTATTAACTAGTGTCATAATAAATTCCTATTTATGAAAAATTAAGTTTGCTGCGAATACAGTTTGCGTATGTATTGCGGGATATGTCTATGAATTGTCTTTGATCCATGCTTGCCGTAGCGGCTACGTTGAGTACGCTAGTTACTGAATTTAGATTACAACTACTGCTTGAGTTATCTATAATAACTCTTTGGCGATTAGCACCATCAACAACAGCATTGCTTTCTAATAATTTAACTATTCGTCTCAAAAGAATGTTAGCTTCTTCTGAGGCTAATTGATTTTGGCCTATTTGATCACTAGAAATAACTACCGGAGAGCTATTATTATTGTTAGCTTGGCCGTTCTGATTTTGTGGGAAATATGTCATTGAAGCTCCTACGTGTTATTATAATATACACTTTTATACAATAATCCAGTTTGACCCATCGCTAATTACACTAATACTTATATACTGTCTATTAAGACCAATATCAGAATATCCATCGATTGTTTGGCCAACAGAGGTTTGTAAATACACTGTGCCAGTTGTATTGTTTTTAAGCGTAAATATGCCTTTGTTGTTAACTGCGGTTGGTAGAATTAGAGCATAATTAGTGGCCAAATCACTAAAAATATAAACGTATTCTCTAGCAGATGATCCTGTGGCAGAAATATTGCTATTATTAACATGGACAATGACTGATTTTTCCAAACTTACAGGAATATTATTAACTTCTAAATTAGTAAAATTACCACTAGCGGCACTTAGCAATAGACCACTAACAGAGCTATTAAAATCTGTAATATTAGAGGCTGTGTGGGTATGACCACTCACACTAACTTGTGTGCTATTATATAGCAAGCCGCTGCTAACTATGTTTACGGGTTGACTACCACTACCAGCGACTATTACTAAAAGAGAATCTGAGTTTATTCTATTTTCATCATCTTCATCGTCTCTAATAATGATAAATTTGTCAGCACCAGTGGAATCCTTAAAAATAATTTTAGCGCTTTCGTCAACAGCAGAATACAATTGTATACTAGGAAGAGCCGTTCCCGCAAGCAATAGTCCAGTTGTTCCAACCTGAATAATTGCTCCGCTAGCAGCTATAAGACTTTCTGCATTAATCCCACTAGACGTTCCATCGCTTGTTAAAATTCTATTATCTGTATAGTTTGCTATTGAGGGATAAGAACCGGTTAAACCCTGAACTCCTTGACTACCAGTGTTTCCTTGACTTCCATTAGAGCCAGCATTACCTTGTATGCCTTGTGTCCCTTGAGTTCCCTGACTACCATTTGTTCCGGTGTTTCCTTGAATACCTTGGATTCCCTGAGCGCCTTGATCGGCAAGCAATGTCCAAAAAATTCCTTCCGTTGGAGTATCACCAGTATTACCACCATTGGAATTAATACGATACCATGTCTTACCATCGTATGTAGCAACGTCTCCAACAGCGTAAGAAGCTCCTATATTATAGGCTCCGGTAAAATTCCAAAGGGCGGCAGTACCTTGTACTCCTTGAGTGCCTTGAGATCCAGTGATGCCTTGGATACCTTGTGTTCCTTGTACGCCAGTCGGTGCTGCAGTAAGAATAAACAACATTTGATGATTATTAGGAAAAGAGAATGTTGATGTAACTAAACTAATTCCATAAGTCCAATATGTAGTATTATCAGTCTTACTAGTAATTGTCCATTCTTGATAATTTGTATGTACATCTTTATCTTGTAAAGTTATAACACTTCCAACATTAACATTTGATAAAAATCGGTCTAAGTTATCTCCATTTTGATCTAATTCACTTACACTAATAGATGTTGCAGATGCTTGTGTTGCATTGTTCCATATAATATGACCTGATTCTGGATTTCCATTTGTTATACTAGTTTTTGCTTGATAGTTAAAAAATGCATTAGAAGTTCCTGCAGTCCCTTGAGTTCCTATTGCTCCTTGTACCCCAGTAATGCCTTGTACTCCTTGAGCACCTTGTGACCCAGTGATGCCCTGTACTCCTTGTGTACCTTGAGATCCAGTAATTCCTTGAATACCTTGTGAACCTTCAGTTCCTTGTACGCCTTGAGATCCTTGTGTGCCTTGTGTTCCTTGAATACCTTGGATGCCTTGTGTACCTTGTGCTCCAGTGATGCCTTGTTGCCCTTGAGTACCTTGTGATCCAGTAACTCCCTGTTGTCCTTGAGTGCCTTGAGATCCAACACTTCCCTGACTTCCCACAGATCCCTGAGAACCAGTAGCACCTTGGATTCCCTGAGTACCCTGATTGCCTACACTACCTTGAGTTCCTTGACTTCCTTGACTTCCAATTGTTCCTTGAGTACCTTGACTACCAACCAATCCCTGTGATCCTATAGAACCCTGACTACCAGTGCTTCCTTGAGATCCTATTGTACCCTGTGAACCTTGAGAACCAACACTTCCCTGACTACCAGCATTTCCTTGAGAACCAGTTAAGCCTTGACTTCCAACTATACCTTGTGTACCATTGCTTCCTTGACTTCCTGTGGCACCTTGTGTTCCTTGACTTCCTTGGTTACCTACTGATCCCTGTGATCCGATAGTTCCTTGTGTTCCCTGATTTCCGCTAGTACCCTGTGAGCCAGTCGCTCCTTGACTACCAATAAAACCTTGTGTTCCTTGGTTTCCAATCATACCTTGTGTGCCGCTACTGCCTTGACTTCCTATGGCTCCTTGACTACCATTGTTTCCGGTATTGCCTTGAGTTCCTTGTAATCCTATCAACCCTTGACTACCCGTATTACCTTGTGAGCCAGTCAATCCTTGACTTCCGATACCGCCTTGAATACCCTGATTGCCAAGATTACCTTGAACACCCTGAATTCCATTTATTCCTTGAGATCCAATATTTCCTTGAATACCCTGCATACCAAGTGGACCTTGAATACCAGTAGTTCCTTGAATACTATCAGTAATAGTAATATCGGTAGCGCCTATTTGTTCAACAACTATAGCTATTGTACTATCTGCGGTGTTTGTTTGTATATCAAGAGATGTGGTTTGATCTGTAGATAAATTAGGAGTATTATCTGTTAAAATAAAGCCATTAGTAGAAATTTCAATATTATTTTCTGGAATAATATCGACAGCAACATTAAAGTCCATATATTAGCATTCTAATAATGTGTTAGAATTACTGTATCTACTGTTTATACTAACAATACCATATAGAATTCTAATTGTTTCTTTACCTCCACCAACATATAAATCATCGTCCGATTGTAGTTCTAGATCATACCTAGCACTTTTAAATATAAAGTCATTAGTTATACTGGCTGGTAATAATAGGGTAAGTTTACCATTTGCTCCATCAATAGTAAAACTATATAAATCAGGGTCAATATTATCTGTGGTAAAAGTTTCTGTAGTTCCAGTATTAGTGACCCATGTTAATCTAGCACACCAATTAGTAATATCAATAACATTATGATTTTGATCTTTATAAACTAAACTAAGCCTAAATGAAGTACCTTGTTCTATAGTAAAATCATATTTGCTAGCTGGCATAATATATCCCTCTTCAGATGTAATAAACTATATTATAATACACCTAAAAAAAAAGGCCAGCCTTGCGGCTGACCTTCTTTTATTGGCGTTAAAGTCCGAGGATCAAAGAGCGCCAAGTAGTACTCTGCGGTTATCAAGAACAGCAAAGCCTTGCTCAGCCCAGCCATAGAAACCAGCTCTCTTTTGACGATGAAGAGTATCATCTTCGAAGATTTGAACTTCTTGACGAACTGGCATTATGAAACTATCTCTCTTGCGTAGATCAAGACCAACAACAATCTCAACCTTATCATTAGCGCTATCACCACCGGCGTTCTGTGGTAGTGTGCCACCAAGGACGTTGCTGTAGAATAGTTGATATTGTTGACCTTCACCTAGCTCATCACGATCATGGAGATTGATACCGAAGACACGGTTTAGAGTGCCATCAGCAGCAGTGTAAATCTCACGACGAGTTACTTCGTCGATTTGATCAAGACCCCAATTGCGGATGTCTTCCATAGCCTCTGGACTAACATAGAGGTCGGTTAACATGCCACGGTTATTACTGGCGGAGTTACCACCACCGTTTCTGCGCATTACTGTCTTCATGAGACTGACTAATCTCTTGCTGAATAAGCCAGGATTAGCATCAGTATCATAAACTACGATGTTGCGATCAACACCAGCAGCAAGAAGTGTATGCCAGCCGTCATCGTTCATCTTCTTAACAAATTGGGCTTCGAGAACTTCCATAGCACGACCAACAACGTCCCAACGGGCGTCACGGGCATACTTTAGAAGATAATCGATACTAGCGCCAATGTCATAGGTTGGAACCATGACATAATCGCCTTCAACATGCTTCTGTGGAATATAACCATGATTTGGGATGGTATAAGCCACAAAGTCTTTTTCAGTACCTGGAGCAAGGAAGTCTAGTGGAAACTCTGGAGTGGCACTTTGGGCCAATGCGATTGGCTCGAAAATGTCATCTAGAATATTGCCACTAAGGACGCCTTGACGAAGTGGAAGTTCAAGAGCCTTAGCAAATTCATGATTTGCGGCTAATGCTTCCTCTTTGTGTAACGAACCAGATTTAACGAGAAGGTCTGTTAGTTCTGGTGTGGGTTCAAATTTTCTATTGGACATGTTTTTCTCCCTTATCAAGTTATATTAATGTCTACTTTGATGTAACCATCAGCATCTTTAACGCTCAAGAAACGACCTACTTTAACACTATTTGTGCTAACGTTGGTTAGTTTACCGTTTGCACCGTAGTAAGTATCTTCACCGATGGCTGGATTGACTCCAGAAACAACCATATTAGTTGTTACTTGACCCTGACGAAGAAGTGTTACCTTACTGCCAGTCTGAACTTCGTCTTTGTGCCAATTGATGTGCTGTCTTGTAAGATCAAGACTTACAACATCATTTAGCAATAAGCCAGCTGGTTTTGTACCAGACTGTGAGGCAGAAACTGTTACTAGGGCGAGTGAATCGTCCATAGCAACGCCGCTACCGCCAGTACTGTGTACAACAACAACACCACGCTCTGCTGATGCGTCATTGCAGAAGAACGAAATATCTGTGTATGCTTCAACGCGATCTGATTTTAAAGCCATTTTTACTCTCCCTTATTAAGTTTTTTACCTAGTCTAATACAAACAAAGTCAACTAAGGCAGCTCTTGTATTCTGCATTTCTGATTCTGTTTCGCTACCAACGCTTAGATCAATCTCTTGATCGTTAGTCTCAACGTTTTCTAAAGCGAGCGAAACATCTTCGGTTTTTGCCTCAGTTTCTTCTGCTTTAGTATCTTCAACACTTGCTGCTGGTTGAACGGTCTTTACAGAAGCTAAAAGTGATGTCATACTTGCGAATGTGTCATCATCTAGTGTTTCGAATTTTTCAACTGTGGCACTAGCTATTTCTTCTGTTACGCCATTCTCAAGAAGAGTGGCCATTCTTTTCATCTTCTTTTCTTTCTTGGCCATTTCTTCTTCTTTCATCTTATAACCAGCTAAAGCTTCATTAGCAACTTGTAGTTCGTTAATTGCAGCACTAAGGGCAGCTTTCATTTTTTCCATTTCTTCTTCCTTCTTCTTCATCATCATCATATCTTCTGCCATCTTCTTTGCTGCTTCTGTCTGCTCATCAGTTACTGGAGTCACTTCTTCTACCACTACTGTTTCGGCAACTTGAGCCTCAACAACCGTTGTGACTTCGTTTTCTGGCTGAGCGACTTCGGATTCAATACTCATATTTGTCTCCTTTAAATTGGCTTGATTTGAAAATACACCTTCTTTTATAAAATCGTCATTTTTTTCTTCTATATTTTTAGTAAAAGCAATCTCTTTATCGAAATGCAAACTGTCTTTTGTAAAAATAATACTTTCTGGATTAGCGGGTCTATTAACAAAACCCTTACCAGAAAACGTAATTTGTCTTAGTACTCTACCAATCTTATAGTCTTGATGTTCACCTTGTCCACCATAGGCCCTTAAGTGTCTTGTTAAGAAAGCCGTTTCTTCATTTCTTGGTAAAACATGAAATTTACCAGTACTCTTATTAATTAATCCATAGTCAAATCCCTTAAAAAAGCACTCCATGCTAACATACTTATTACCTGATTCAATTTCTTCTATTAATGTTGAGGCTCTATCTTTGAGTTCCGGTTCTGTATAACCTGTATAAATTACTGATCCAGTAAGGATGTGAAATTTTTCTGGTAATTGATCTAGGTTAATATTTTCATTAATTAATTCACCATCATCATTGATTGGCCAATTAGATGTGATGTGGCCAACTATCGCGGCTTCATCGTGTTCCAGATTGGTTGGTTTGTGTGTTGGTGTGGATCTGGCTAGCCAAACTTCTTTAGCATCAAAAATATCATCATTTTTGTTCCAAGAAGTAGTTACTAAAATAGATTGAGTATAGTATAGGTCGGTATCCTCAATACCGGCCAAAGCTTTCACATTTTGTTTTAGTTGGGAATTATGTACTTCGTGATCAGATTTTTCTAATAGCGAAGCATAAACAATAGAGGATTTTGCAGAAAGAGCTTCTGATAATCCGGCATCAACTTCTGCTTTATATATTTGCATGTTTAACTCTCAAAAGTTAAGTTTACTTCGAAGAATACACCGTTTGATAAAAATAGGCTTTAGTATACTTTAATTCTTCTGTGTTGGGTGTTCGATCCATTTCTCTGGCCACATTTTTAATTAGCTCATTATATTGGTGGCTTTTTAAGTTAATGTCAATACTATTGATAGTATTGAGTTTTGATAAAACTAGATCTTCGCTAATTGTGATTAGTGGTTCTAATGAAAAAAAGATTTTAGTTTTGGTAGCTTCTGCTTCGTCATATTCAGCGTTAGATAGACTACGCATATTTTTCTTGCCATAAAATTCTAGTAGATGTGGATTCAATACTTCTGAGATTTTATCTTGTGCTTCAATGGCCCAAAGTTGTAAAGATGCTCCGGTTTGAGGACTAAATGTTTTAGTTTTTCTCTTTTCTGTATCTTTGCTATTTTTTGGACGGCCCTGCTGGGGTTGTCCCGGAGTTTTAGTGGATATTGGTTGACCACCACCAAATGGAGAACCACCAGTTGGTGTTTTCATTTCTAGTGCGCTTTTTTCGTTTGGTTTTTTACGATCCAAGTCTAAACCAACTTGACTAGGAGCAACAATACCAGTTTGTAAAGCAATCTTTTTAAGATTATCTTCAAGTTGTGGACTAAAGTAAGGACCAGCTTTTGGAACCATTCTTTCACTATCTCTTTGCTTGTTTTCTCTGTTGAGTCTGGTTTTCTCCATATCTGGATCAAAACCAAATACTCTTTGTAGTAATTCATCACTAACAATATTTCTATCTGCTAGTTGGATGAGCAGTGCCTTCTCTGCGTCTTCATTACTAAGATCCATTCTATCAAATTCAATTTTAGCTGGAAATCTAAATCCCATAGCTTTTTGTACTATAGCAATTTCTTGTTTCCAAAATGCCATTAGTACTTTACGACCATATTGTAGTCTTTGTGTTAGTGTTTTTAGACTGATAAAATTATTGGTAGTACCAGCAGCGCCATATGTGCCAGTTAGTGTTGGTGGAATACCAAGACCAGCATAAATACTATTTAAGTGAGGAGTATATTTGCCTTCACCTAGGAATTGATGGACTGATGTTTTACTTTCTATTAACTCAAGATCTGGACCCCAAACAAGATCCATTGTGCCACCACCAACGTTACCTTGTAGAATACTGCTAAGTTTACTAGCAGCAGCTTGTGTTGGAGCAATCTTGTGCTCAAGACTACCTAATTTAAAAATACGAATATTGCTAATAGCACCATCAAGAGCAGCCAAGTCTGCTAGTTTAAGTTTTTCAACAATAGCAATATCATCCATGATACTATAGATCATTGGAAAGGCCCAGGTCTTCCAGTCGTCTTTTTTATAATGGAATACCAATGTCTTTTCTGTATCAAGCAAATATGGTTTCTTGCTTTTGGCTGCTTCAATGATAGCGGATGGTAATTGATCTATGATTTTTTGCTCTGCTTCATTTTTTGGAGCATTAATAATTCTTCTAAGAGTTGCTGGTATTGTAATTGTATATGTTTTATCACCAACAAAAGAGGATAAAGAAGCACCAACCACATCCACAACCCTTGGATCAATAAAAGTATATTTCCAAGGAATTTCTCTTTTTTCTACTCTGATTTCATCAGTGTTAATAACAAGATCTGGACTAGCAACACTCTTGTAAAGATTATCAGCAACCTTAACACTTATCTTAGCTGTTTGTCTATTCACAACAACATTACCAACCCTATATAGATTATTTAGAAAACGCTCGCTGCGTTCCTCACCCCTCACTTTTTCAAACCAATTTCTATAAAATCTTTCGATACGCTTATTTGGGTGAACTAGTCTAATGCCCTGAGAACCAAAGTCGCCCATAAGATCAACAACATTTTTTACCAAACCAACTCTGTTATAGACTTGATCAGCCATAGCAAAAATGGCTTTTATTTCTGTGGGTATTGCTTCGTCTGGACGAAAATAGTCATAATCGCTTCTGGTGAGTCCTGGTCTACCAGAGGTCAGTCCATCAAGATTCATGAAATTACGGAAACGGCTAGTCGCAGCAGTGGCCTTATTGGTCACTATTCCAAATTCTTCTAATCCTTTACTAGCTTCATTTAATGCTTCTTTTTTACTCTCTAGAGTATCATCCCATGTAACATACGCATTTTCAGGAATAATATTAGAAGCTGTTGGTATAGAATCGCTTTTTGGATATTTTTTTCTTGGCATAATAGGTATTGTAATAGGTATTGTAATGGGTTTACTAAGTAAGTACACTATTTATCGATAAATCCCACCATATATATTAGTGTTTGCGGCTTCTGTAAACCAGTTTGGTCCTTTATACATTTGACCGTTTGTTTTTCCAACATCAGCCAAATTATTACCAATAACATCAAATGTTGTTGGTTGTAAGTTTCTGCTCATTTGACGTGCTAACATATTTGCTATTATTAAAGCACTATATCGGTCTTTTCTTAGTTTACCCCTTTTACCATTAGGAAGTTTAACCTCTGGAGTGTCCCATCTATCTCTAGCATTTGGACCAGTACTAGTTTGACTCATAACAATAGTGGTTAATTCGTTCTTAAGTTCTTCTATTTCTAATATGCATTCGCTTTCACAATCATATAAATTAGTAAGTTCTGTTGTCATAATATCTTTATTTTCTTTGTCTAAAGCAAGAGCGAGCGTTATCTGATCGAATCTTGGAAATAATAATATTTTATCTTCTAGATCTTTTCTTAATCCATGATTAGCTTGTGCTGTCCAATCTGCTCTCGCAAACTGTACTAACTCTAGGATATGTAATCCAGACTGATCATCAGTATCCTTGGACTTATTTATATCTATAATGGGCCAGATTAAAGATTCGCCTTCTTCTATTTTGCCTGGATCGTGAAGCGCTTCTTCTATAGCCACACCACCACCCTGAGCATCCATCCCTATTCTTGCACAAGGAAAGGTTCGCATTAGATTACGAATCTTGCGAGCACAAAATCCATAAAAGTCATGCTCGTTTACTAATCCGGTTTTTTGACGATCTTTAAAGTTTGATCTATTGGTTGTCCATCCGTATACAACCCTATTATGATCGGGATGAACCTCTAGTATAATTATACTAAAGTTATCTTTTTCACTCGCTGGATCAATTCCATAGACGTATTGAAGGTTAGCATTTCCCTTGGTACTAACATCAAACAACACAGGATTACCAGACATAACAATTGGTTTATTCTCATTTACCACACAACTTTCTATTAATGATCGACGGAAGAATCCATCACTATCTTCTGTGAAACATGCCGCATATTCCATATTATAGATACCAGTATGAATCGTGGCTTTTGCTCGACTAACTTGTTTATCATCCATAAAACCCTTGGGAATAAGTTCGTATGGAACGCGAACGATACTATAATCTTGCCAATTAAAGCTATCTGGAACTTCACCTTTAAAAATTTCCTCTAATTTATGTTTGTCTCCACGACTATTAATAATAGATTTGTATCTTTTCCAATACTGAGAAAAATGTTTAAAGCTATAATCTGCGGTGCCAGCAATAATAGCTTGATTACCCTTTTTAATTTGTACTGCTTCTAATTCATCTGTCCATAATCCGGCTTGTCTCATAGCTGCTTTTTTCGCTTCTTCTTTAACGTTTTGGATTGGACTAGCACTCACAGCAGCGAAGCCTGATACTACTGTTTCATAAATGTCGGGAGATATTGATGCGAACTCGTCTGCGATGATAATGTGTGCTCTTAAACCTCTGATCTTACTACCGTCGCCCATAGGAACCGCGATTGTCCAACTCTCGCCCAGTCTCATTGTGCATCTATCAACATCTCGACGCGGACCATCATCGTTTCCATTAAAGATGCTGCGCAATATGGGACTATTACGCCACAAAGTTTCCATATATTCGAATATGATTTTACTCTGTCTGAAAGCGGCACCAACCACAACTATTTTGGTTCCGGGAACGAGCATGCAACGTAACGTAGAATATAGTGCCATTAAAAAGCTTTTACCAAAACCACGACTCGCCACGAACATGGGAAACGGACGAATCCAAAACTCTTGTAGTATAGCTATCTGAATAGGATGAAGTTCTATATCAAATAATAGTTTCGCTGTAGTACCAAAATATTTAGGATCTTTTAATAGTCGTAATAAATGAAGATCAGGATTTTCTATATCTTCTTTGGATCTACCAAGCATATGATTGATAGGTATTTGTATTTTGCTAAGATCTCCAAGTCCTAGCCAAGCATCATCAAATGTTAGTATTTTTTGATCCATATTTTTCGTATATTCTTTTCATGATACTTACTGCGGTACGTTCAGCATTTTCAGCATCGCCACAGAATAGTATGTGAATGTTATGGTTTAATTGAGCTTCTACAAGATACTTCATTATATAATTGCCACTAATTCTTAATTTATCCCACATCTTTTTTGGAATATCGCTGCCCACGGGAAACTGATAAATTTCTTCTAATTCAAATTCCATAAGCATAAAACTGTGTGGTATTTGGCCCATTCTTTGCAACACATCTTTGAATCGACTTTCGCTTATATTATTAGCAATTTCACCAACGCTTCGTTTTCGCTCTATTGTGAAAATATTTTCGAATCCCACCATACTATAATCGCCCGTGTCTAGCTTTTGTTTGCTAGTGGTGTGAAAACCAAATTCCCACGGTATTTGTTCTCGTGTATCCACGATAATAGTAAAAGGATCTCGTGTCATTGATTCTTAAGTTTCTGTAATACTAAAGATAAGAAAAATCCTTCATAGTTTTCTTCGTTATCTTTAATTAGGTCATGATGAATTTTGCAGAGAGAAATTCCGTTGTTTGTATTGTATCGTAAGCCGGGAAAATCGGCCCACTTTTTAATATGATGGGCGTGTATTTTCTTTTTGCTATTACAGTGTGGCCACTGACAGGTGTTTTTATCTCTTGTGCGAATATCCTGTCTCCATTTTTTATATTGAGGATCATTATAGTTCCTGGTCATTAACTTCTAAAGCCTCTGGACTAAGTATGGGTGAGTCAACACTGTTATCAGCATATTGATGAAATTCGTGCAATGTTCGTTTAGCTTTTTCTGTGGCCAAGGCGATAATCTCCATTTCTCGTCCTTCTTTTTCTCTTATAGCTTCGTCTTCTAGCATTCGTATTAAACCAACCCAACTACTTTTACCATCCTCTATTCTTTTAATGCGCTGTTCACGAGTGGCCTTTAAATCTTTGCTTATCTTTTGTTGTTCGTTTAAAAGTTTAGTATATTCATTAGTATAACTAGCAATACTATTTCGTGCAAAATTTAATTGAGTTTCTAAGTTGGCTAATCGGGGAATATCTCTTTGATCCTCTGGCTTTTCATATTCTTTGTCTACTAATTTTTGTAGTTTCTCGGTCTCGGCAATATGACGCTTTCGTTCTTTCATGCTACGATTAATTAATATATCAATAGTGATAAATTGTTTAATTTGAAGTTCTTCAGCGGGTAAAACGTCCTCTCGAAATTGTTTAATTAGGCCAACCCACGTATCCTCAAAATACTGTAACTCGCCCGTATCCTCATCAAACTGCCTCACCACCTCGGTCCAGAAAGTTTTGCTGCGTAACTTGCGCTTGAGAATCTCGTTTTCGCTCTTGTCATCTAAGCTATAGAGTTGATTTTCATCAATATATCGTTTGATAGGATCCACGTTGCGATTAAGAGTATCCGCAATATCTTCTATAGTTAATATGTTAATATTTTCAGTGATGAATTTTTCTTCATCTAAACTGAGTTGTCCGCGTTTTTTAGCCATGATCACTTATTATTTGTTTGAGTTTAATAGATAGTTTATCCATATCGCTTTTGCTAACTTTAGCGCCCCCTTTGACTCTTAAGTAAATTATACGATCTTCGCCAGTAAGATAAGTTTCACACAGTTTTAATATTTCGTTAGTCGCAATATTATTAAATAATGAACTTTCATCGCTACTAAAAGCGTTACCATAATCTTTAACTTCGTCTATTGTGGTAAGATGCATAAGATTCTTTTTGGTGTTGTTTCTATTAATCCAAGATGAATATAAGGAGCAATCATCTTTGTTAGAGTATTCTTCACAAGCGCTAGTGCTTTTTTTGCAGTGAGGATCGTAAAGTGGACAACTCAAACATGGTTTGTCGGGCCTTTGATAATTGTCTCGTTTATAATTAAACAACCGATTGCGAACGTGGGTCCATAAAAAGTTTTCTAGGGGCCTTTTGCTGTCGTAATTTTTTAATCCTTCCAGAGCAAAAATGCTGATTTGCTGTTTCATATCATCAAAGTCGTGATATCCAAATTTAAATTTATATGCTAATTTTTTTGCTATTATATCAACGATATTAAGAAATTCAGTTTCATCAACCTTCTTGTTCTGAGCTATTGTTTTCTTCGTTTTCTTTTTCATCTAGTAATTCTGCTATTGTTTTAGTGGGTTGTGCTTTTAGATCGTCTTCTATATTTAGGTTTTCTTTAGCGGTAACGTGTAGTGTGCTGGGCGAAATGTTGTCAATATTCATAAAAACCTCTTGCGTTAAAGTGACCAAAGTATACTATATAATATGTTTCGTACACTTTTTGTCAAAAAAGGAAGATTTTATGGCCACATACAAAAGATGGAATGATGCTGAACTTCAGTATATCAAAGATAACTTGGCTCTGTTTAGTGATGGTGAGCTAGCAACTAAGCTTAGTGAGATGACGGGCGAAACTGTTACTTATGGTATGATTCGTCGTCAACGTCGTAAGTTGGGCGTTAGCAAACCACGAGGCCGACGCAAGAAAAGTCAGGGATCACTATGATGAAACTATGCGGATTAGCCGTTTTATTAATGTGTAGTATGGGAGCAGACTGGAATGTTTATTATATGAGTCAACCAGTTCCGGTTGTGGCTCAACCACCAGTGGTTGTGGCTCATCCGTACTATACTCTAAATTACATGCCAGTGGTTAAGCAAGAGATTGTGATGGTGCCTGTGGTGCAGCAGGGTGTGGTTTATGGATACTACTATGATACTAGGTGGGTTCCTCAGCCAGCTCCTTGGGGGCCGGATCCTTATGCTCAATGGTTAAGATGCAGACATTATAGATACTGAAAAACTAGATAATAGTTTCACGATGAAAAGAGGCAAGGGTCATGGTGGCTCTTGCCTTTTTTATTTGGGGAAAGTGGCTATTAAACTGGTCAATTATATATGGTTGGCTTGTTGAGTGTGGACCACCGGGCGTTTTTCAGAAAAATCTGACATTATCTACAGAAAACAAAAAAACCCCCTAACTCCTTGTGGCATAAAGACTTACGACATATTCTCCCCCGCTTTTGCGTCGTAACTCCTTACTGGGCAATGGTTTACAACAAATGTTGAGATACTTAGATTTTTTGCCTGATTTGGCACGCGATTATTTTTTATTTTTTCAAAAGATTTCTCTTGCAATCTAAAGAATACTCTGTATAATGTCGATATAAGAAGAAGTAAGAAAGAAAGAAGGATAAGAAAATG